GGCATTAATCTTGCGCTGAAGTATGCGCAGCAAATTGACGAAAGATAAACAAACTGTCTGCTGTAGCAGTAATGCTACAGGCAAAATCGACCGAAAACGGTAAAAGCTAAACTACTAAGGAGTATTAATGCCTAAAAAAACTTACACCGTTTATAAGCATTTGTTTCCAAATGGGAAAGTGTATATAGGGATTACTTGTCAGCGGATATCATCGCGATGGGGCAGAAAAGGTCGCGGATATCGGACTCAGCCCTATATATGGCGCGCTATTCAGAAGTATGGCTGGGACAACATCGAGCACATAGTTATTGCCGAAGGTCTGTCCGAAGAAGACGCGTCGATAGCGGAGAAGAAACTTATTAAGCGCTATGACTCTAGAAATCCGGAGAAGGGCTATAACATTGACTGCGGTGGGTCGACTATCAGCGGCGGATGGCATCAGCCGGATTCCGCGAAGGAACATCTTCGTGAGATACATTTAGGGGAAAATAACCACATGTACGGGAAACACTGGTCCGATGAGCAAAAAGAGCTTCGCAGGAAGGCTAGTAGCTTTAAGAGGTCCGAAGAGACGAAGGCTAAAATGTCCTTGGCGCAGAGTCATCGATCAGAGGAGTATAAGAAGATTCTGTATGAAGCACAGCCGAGAACAGCAATTATTTGTCTAGACACCGGATTCGTTTACCGGGGCGTGTATGAAGCTGGCAGGATCCTTAAAATTCAAGGCGCGAATATAAGTAAATGCTTACGGGGAGAAAGGAAAAAGGCTGGGGGCTTACGCTTTGCGTATGCTCCTTTACTTTTAGAAGCAAGCTAATACCGTGGTAAGTACAGGAACTAAAGAGCCTGTGCCACCGTAACGCGTACCGATTGAACCTCGAAAGAGAATAAATTATCGGCATGAGCGGTTGACACCCGAACCAAGTCTCCTTTCTTGGAGGGTGAAAATGTACGCTGAACTTATGGGAAACCATAAGAGCTATCGGATAAAAAGCCGATAGGGTAACAGAATTGGGTATACCGAGTCCCAGGCTCAACTGGCGCTCGGAGCAAAGTTCGACATTACGGGCGTTAAAACAGTCCGTATTTATAGCATTCCTGTAGCTGTTATGCACGATTACACCAGAAGTGGTGTGAATCGTTATGGTACTCCTGAAGACCTTGCGCGTAACATCCAGGAAGAGAGCATGAAGATGGACCGTGGTTTCACCTTCATCATTGATGCTGGCGATAAAACACAAAGCCAGAACGTGTCCGACGCAGGTGCAGCCCTGGCACGCCAGATTAAGGAAGTTATCGTTCCTGAATTTGATACTTACTGCTTCAAGACCATGGCAGAAGCTGCAAAGAAAGCGGGCGGTTATGCAACTACTGCTATTACTAAGTCTAATGCTTATGAAGCTTTCCTGAATGCACAGGAGTATCTGGGCGACCATAATGTTCCCGCAGGTGGCAGAGTTTGCTTTGCAAGCTATCGCTACTGCAACCTGGTCATGCAGGACCCGGCTTTCATGAAGACCGGTGATCGCAGCCAGGAAATGGTAACCAAGGGCGTCATCGGTGAAATCGACGGTGTTCAGATTTGCAAGGTCGCTTCCAATAAGCTACCCGCGGGTTGTGCATTTATCCTTGCTAATAAGGAATGCGCGGCTGGTCCTGAGCAATTGCAGGAGTTCAAAATCCACGACAATCCTCCGGGAATTTCCGGTTGGCTCGTGGAAGGCAGAACCATTTATGACTGCTTTGTTCTTAACGAAAAGCGTCATGGTATTTTCTATCATGGTGGCCAGACTGTGTTCAAGGTGATGGACGCTATGACCGCAGCTACCAACATTGGTAAGACCACTCTTATTGTTAACGGCCAGCTGAATGCTGCTGGTAACAAGTGGTACTACATGACTGCTACTGATGCATCTGGTCTGACTGCCATTACCTATGGCACTGCCATTTCTACTGACGACTGGACCGAGATGAAGGATGCTTCCGACAATCCGGTTAACTTCATGGAGATCACTCCGACCGCTGGTCACACTGTTGGCCGTATCGTCGAAGTCGATGCCGAGGACAAGCCGGTTGGTTTTGCAGATGTTATTCTGAACATCGGCGAGTAATCAAACTTATAGCGGGAATGTCTTTAGCGGCATTCCCGCTAATCTTTTAGAAGGAGAAGAATTGATAAATGACTTACGGACAATTTAAAAATAGAGTACTCCAGCTGATCTTCTCCTACAGCATAGCCGGAGATGAGATTGAGTTATCATACAATAACCAGGAAGACTATGTAAAACAGATACCAGGTCTTCTTAGTTCTTGTCAATCTTACATTTATCAAATAAAGAAGATAGAAGATAGCATTCTTCTGAAGGACCTAGATTCCGAGGAACTGGAGAATGGCCTGATGCTGTACCACTTACCGGATGACTGTCTGAAGATGAAACCTGGTCTTATTATTCCGCATACCCGTCGTGGCATGCCGGTGTTTGAAAGATATACAGGCTACCGGCTGTATGGCGGAAATAAGATCCTGTGTAAGAAAGGTCTGCCGGAAGATACTATTTTAGAATATCAGAAGCGCGGGTTACCGTTACCGGAGAACCCGCCTGATTCTTACGTGCTGAGGAATCCGGACGAAGTAAATGATATCATGCCGTTCTACGTGGCGGCGTTTGTTGTCATGTACGATGATGCATTCCGGTACTCCGCACTTTACAACGAGTTCGAGACACGCCTCCAGAGGCTGATGCCGACTCCGACATATACCGAGGTGAACGATGTGTTTGACGTATATGGCGGGTTTGATACAGGGGTGTGGTGGTAATGGCGTATGTAAATCTTGGAAAGATGCCAAGTCATGCGCGGGAGTACGTTGTTGACTTTCCTCAGCTTGACGGCGGTCTAAATTTACAGGAGCTTGACTACAGAATAAAAAACGATGAAACGCCGGAGATGAAGAACCTCTGGTGGAAAGACGGCCTACTGTGCTGCAGAGATGGCCAGGTGTGGATAAGTGAAGATCCGATTGGTGTTTATCATGCATCCTACAGTCGATTGTGGAATGGAAAGATGCTTCTCCATGCCGGGAATAAACTGTGCGCAGTTGATCCGCTGGATGGTGCTGAGACTGTACTATTTACAGGCAATTCCAATTTCAATGTTGGTGGTACGTTCTTTCCCTATAACGAGAAGATGTACTACAAGACCAAGGGGTACTATATCGAGGTTGTGTATGACGGCGGTACGGATACTTTTTCCGCTTCAGAGGTGGAGGGGTATATTCCGGTAACATACATCAGCTGTTCTTATACGAACGGGGCTGGGACGATATACCAGCCGGAGAACAGAATCAGTTCGAAGAAGACCCTTTGGTATAACTCGGCCTACACTTTAACGGTAACGCCTTCCGGTACGCTCACGGCCATAATAGAAGCAGCCGCGTTTCGTATGAAGATCAATACTCCGGGGACGTACACCTTTACATATAGCTCTGGCTGGAAGCTCAATGGAGAGGCGGCAGATCCTCTGGACTATGGGATCTCTGTAAGTGGAACTCCAGCGAGTGGCAACACCCTTGTTGTTAAGTATGGCTTTGTTACTGAATATTATCTGCCGGAAAAGAATCTTGACGTCACAAAAGTAGAGGTCGAGGGAGTAAACAAAGCTATCGAGTCGAAGACAGTAACTGTAAGCAAGTCAAGTATGAAGGTCACTATTGATGACTATGCTTGGAGGGCGAAGGTTACTACCTCCGGTACGTACATGTTTGTTTACGATGGGGAGGCAACACCCTCACCCGGTTGGCGTTTAAACGGAACGCTGATTACTGCTTCTGAGTACGGTTTGTCCGTTACGGCATCCCAACTCCTTACCGGTGACACGATCACTATTAAGTATACGAGAGGCGAGTGCTGGTACGATCCGGAGAACGGTATTGTAGGTTTCTACACAGCACCGAATGTTTATTATCCGGAGATCACGAACACAGTCCATATCACATACAGCAAAGAGAATGCTCTGGCTGAGAAGAACGTGATGGACTGCACTATTGCAGAAGTTTACGGCGGTACCGGGGCATTGTGTATAGTAATGGCCGGATCTGAGGATCAGCCGAACGCGTACTTCTGGAATGGGCAGAACTCGATATCGATGGATCCGTCCTATTTCCCGATGATACAGTACCAGCTTGCGGGTGATGCAGTTGATCCGATTACGGCGTTTGGCAAGCAGCAGGGTTTTCTTATCATCTTTAAGAAAGGCAGCATAGGCAGAACTTCTCTCGGAACGGAGACTGTAAACGAGAGAATGACCATCGATCTTCCTTATGTGAATATCAACGCGAAGATTGGTTGTGATTTGCCTAAGTCGATCCAGCTGATAGAGAACAATCTCACATGGTGCAACACTTCACAGGGAGTTCATTTCCTGGCGAATACATCATCCGCGTATGAAAACAACGTTGTTTGTATTTCTCAGAAGGTTAACACATCCAACAGTTCGTGGACGATGGGATTACTAAACGATGTGCAGAGATGCGATCCGATACTTGTCACGTCTCATGATGACGAGTACCGCTACTGGCTTGTGGCTGACGGGCATGTGTGGCTTTGGGACTACAACGTAAGCAACTATAAGAATCCGGCGTGGTTCTATTTTGAAAATGTTAAGGCCAGAGGTATTGTCCAGGAGGAGAATAACGTCTGGCATTTTGATACTCTGAGCAGGCTAACTAAATTCGGAAGTACCTATTCTGACTATGACGGTGCGATAGACAAGGTGTACAGATTCACCACTCAGTACTTTGGCACGTATGACAGAAAGAAGAATGTTAACTCGGTAATTATCAATTTGAGGTCTTCAACGGACTCTGTTGTGAAGGTCCGGTATTTGACTGACTACGAGGAAAGAGACGATCTTACCGATCTGAGGTCTCTATCCTGGTCGCTTGTACCGAGAGATCTGTCGTTCAGAAATCTGGAAGGAACCGGATTCTCAAAGACATTCAGACGAAAGCCACATTGCAGAAGGGTACAGTATTTCACAATGCGTCTTGAGAACAACACACCTCGTATGGACCTGGCTGTTGTCTCGGCGCAAATTTATTATATTTATCAAGGGGGTCAGAGATAATGGCAGCAACGCTAATGACTTTTGATAAGAGCTGGACTAATATTGCTGACTTTCCTACTCACGAGTCGCAGGAAGCAAAAGTCCGTGCTGATATGCAGTATCTGTTTGACAGTATCAGAGACCAGTATAACAACTTCCTGACTAACGAACTGAACGCGGATAACATTCCGTATGCAGCAAGTGGTGGTCTGCAGGTGGACAACGTACAGCAGGCTATTGATGCGATCCAGGCAGAAATAGATGATATCTCCCAGGGATCTGTTGCTGACGGTTCTATTACGACCATTAAGCTTGATCAGACAGCAGGGAGTCAGGCAGTAACGGCATCCACTATTCGTGACGGCGCTATTATAAATGCAAAGATAGCAAATGCAGCTATTACTACCGCAAAGCTTGCAGATGGTATTGTCACAGATGCCAAGCTTGCGAGCGGCAGTGTTACAGCGGCAAAGTTGGCGAAGTTATCGGTTGGTACGGATGCGCTTATTGACGCGGCAGTTACATCCGCGAAGATCAAAGACGGCAACGTAACAGCGGACAAGCTGTCGAGCAATTCTGTCTCTAATGTCAAGATCGTCGATGGAGCAGTCACGGCTGCTAAGATCGGGTCCTCTGCTGTCACCGAGGCAAAGATCGGGTCGAGTGCGGTAACAACGGCCAAGATCAAGGATGCTAATGTTACGTCCGCAAAGATCGCGGACGGCTCTATTACAACGGCAAAGCTGGATCAGACGAGTGGAGCGCAGGCAGTTACGACAGCAACGATCAGAGATGCGAACGTGACCGCAGCGAAACTTGCATCTTCCGCTGTTACTGAGGCAAAGATAGGATCGAACGCTGTTACGACAGCAAAGATCAAGGACGCGAATGTTACGACTGCGAAAATAGCTGATGGCTCTATTACTACGGCAAAGCTGGATACGACCACAGATGCTCAGGCGGTTACGACAGCTACTATAAGAAACTTAGCTATTACGGCTGACAAGATTGCTTCTTCTGCTGTTACTGAGGCAAAGATCGCGTCGAACGCGGTTACAACAGCGAAGATCAAGGACGCTAATGTTACTGCGGCAAAGATTGCAAGTGGGGCAATCACTACGGCTAAACTCGATCAGACAGATAAAGCTCAGGCAGTAACTACTGCCACGATCAGGGATGCGAATGTGACTGCGGCAAAGTTGGCATCTAACTCGGTGACTACAGAGAAGATCGCCGATGCGAACGTAACGAATGCGAAGATTGCTGACGGCGCTATTACTGCAGGGAAGTTGGGCGCAAGTGCTGTTGAGACGGCTAAGATTAAGGATGCTAATGTCACAGCGGCTAAACTCGCATCATCTGCTGTTACCGAGGCAAAGATTGCATCGAGTGCTGTAACTACGGCGAAGATAGCGGATAGTGCAGTAACGTATGCAAAGACGAGTGGTGTACAGCAGGAGCACACGGCAACGACAGCATCCCTGACGGCAAATGCAAAATCCTGGACGGTGTCGGTGTCCGGCGTAACAGCATCGAACTCGGTGGTCTGTACTCCTTCTCCGGCGTCCTATGCACAGTGGGTTGATAATCGAGTGAGATGCACAGCTCAGGCAGCAGGTAAGCTTACATTCACTGCTGATACAAATATCACGGCTGCGATCACTGTAAATGTTCTCATCCTGAACTAAGGAGGGGAAGTATGGCACAGTTTCGATTTGCTGTATTTAAAGAACGACTTGAGCTACTGACTCCGACGAGGGGTATATCCGATAACTATAATACGTATTCTGCAACATTTGACTTCCGTTCACCAGACTGGGACAGCACTTCCAAATGGGTGCACTTTACGAATTATGATTATGACGGCGGTGTTCAGTATGACTTCAATCTTATAAACGACAGTATCCCGGAGTCGGATGGACTGAATCTCTATCCCGGCATTTGGGATATTTATTTACATGGTGAGGTACTCGAGGAAGAAGAGGTTGTAAAGAGGATTGTAACGAATCCCGTATCTATATACGTGGAGCAGTCCGAGAACTTCGACGGAGACTACCTCCCGCCGATTGGCCCTTCTGTCGCGGAGCAGATAGATGCGAAAGCAACAGCAGCATGGAACGCGAAGATCATCGGGGCAACTGCTGAGATCGATGAGCATGTCGGCGATCCTTCAGTAGATGTAGAGATAACAGAGGCCGACGGGAATAAGAAGATAAACTTTTCTTTCCATAATTTAAAAGGTCAAGACGGCGTTGCAGGCGCACAGGGGCCGAAGGGAGAGAAAGGTGAAAAAGGCGATACCGGTGAGAGAGGCGAACAGGGTCCACAGGGTCTTCAAGGAGATCCTGGCTTACCGGGTGCTGCATTCGCCTACGATGACTTTACGGAAGAGCAGCTGGAAGCATTGACCGGTCCCCCCGGTCCTCAGGGCGAAAAAGGCGATACCGGTCCTCAGGGACCGAGAGGTTATGCCTTTACTTACGAGGACTTTACGACAGAGCAATTGGAAGCGCTGACTGGTCCGCAAGGCCCGAAGGGTGATGCGTTCGAGTACAGTGATTTCACTCCTGCTCAACTGGAAGCTTTGCGCGGTCCGCAGGGTATTCAAGGCGCGACCGGCCCAACTGGCCCTCAAGGCGAACAAGGCCCAAAAGGTGATGCGTTTGAGTATAGCGACTTTACTCCCGCGCAATTAGAAGCTTTGCGTGGTCCACAGGGTATCCAAGGTCCACAGGGCGACCAAGGCGTCCAGGGAGTAAGTATTACCTCGGTGACAAAAACGTCAGGTACTGGGGGGCCCGGTTCTACGGATGTCTATACGGTGAATAAGTCCGATGGAACTTCCGCCGGAACTTTTAATGTATATAATGGAAGAGACAGCACGAGTCTTCCTAGTACGAACCCACCGCTTATGGACGGCACGGCGTCTGCAGGTACTTCAGATAATTATTCAAGAGAAGATCATGTGCACCCAAGCGATGATACAAAGGTGGACAAGGTAAGCGGTAAGGGCCTGTCAACAGAGGACTATACAACCGAAGAGAAGACCAAGCTGGCCGGAATTGCTACTGGTGCTCAGGTGAACCAGAATGCATTCAGTAACGTAGCCGTAGGAAGTACGACCATCGCAGCGGATAGTAAAACCGACACCCTGACGTTGGTTGCCGGTAGCAATGTTACGCTCACTCCTGACGCTACTAATGACAAGATTACAATAGCGGCAAAAAACACGACGTATACAGCAGCATCGGCCGCGCCTCTGGACCATAGCGGGTCCGGAGAGGTTGGTACTTCAGCAAAGTATGCGAGGGAGGACCACAAGCATCCGATAACGAGTGACGCAGCGAATGCCTATCTTAATGCTCTTTCCACCGGTACTTCAACACCGCAGGCTAATGACTATTATATCGCCCAATATGCTGGTGGTGGTACTACAACAACGACGTACCATAGGCGGCCTGTTTCTGCGCTTGCTACTTATGTCAAGTCAACCATTCCGACAGCAACAACTTCCGATGCCGGTTATATGGCCGCAGCAGACAAAACCGCGCTGAACAACACGGTAAGACTCACCGGCAATCAGACAGTGGCGGGAGTAAAGACACTTACATCAGCACCAGTAGTCGATATCTCTGGTACAAAACTTACTGCTGATACAGCATACAACATCCTTTCCTTTAAATACCAGAACCCGCATGCTCAGGTGAAGACGGTAAATGTCATTCGTACATATGGCGACTCAGAAACAACCGCGAATAACGGTATTGCTATCGTCGGGTCCAACTCCGGTACCACGGTAATCAGTGCTGGAGAGTCGGCTCCAACAGTAGTGAAGAATAAATCACTGAGCAATACAGAGAACATATATCTAATTGCTGATGACACCATCGGTTTTATGACTAACGCTGGTACCGCTGCGAATGTTGTTACGGCATTAAGTCTTGCAGCGGATGGTACACCCTCCTTTGCGAAGCCGGTTCCTATAGGTAGCGGCGGTACAGGTCTTACAGCTTCTCCGTCAATGCTTACGAACCTAGGTAGCACGACTGCTGCTAATGTACTTGCGGCGTCCCCACGCCCCGGCATTACCGGCACACTGGCTATTGGTCATGGTGGTACAGGTCTCACAGCTTCTCCGTCCATGCTTACGAATCTGGGCAGCACGACTGCTGCTAATGTACTTGCGGAATCCCCACGCCCCGGCATTACTGGCACACTAGCTATTGCTCATGGCGGTACTGGGAAGACTACAGCAGCTACTGCGTTGGAGGCCTTAGGCGGACAGGCAAAGCACAAAACCGCAACCGCAACTCTCGCTAAGAGCACGAAGTCATGGGCAATAAGCGTCACGGGAGTTACTGCGAGTAATACGGTCATCTGTACACCAGATCCTGCGTCCTATGCGCAGTGGGTTGATAACAGGGTTAGATGCTCAAAACAAGAAGCTGGTAAGCTTACGTTCACTGCCGATACGAACACTTCTGCGGCAATAACTGTCAATATATTAATTCTCGATTAATGGAGGAAAAAGAAAATGGAAAAATATTTTCTCGTACAGATCAAGCACACTAACGGCACCTGGGAGAAGGGTGTAGTAGTAAAGGACACACTCGATGAAGTGCGTCAGGCATATCACGCATATCTTGGAGCATACGGTTATGGCAAGGACAATAACACAGACTATGTAGCTTGTCATATTCTGGATCTGGTTGGTACAACTTTTGACATGACAGTGGATGACAGACTTCCTGATCCTGAGCCTGATCCTGAGCCTGAACCCGAACTGGAGGAAGAAGAGAATGCTTGATAGAGATGAACTGGAGCAGATCATCACAGCACAGATCGACAATAAATGGAAGTGAGTAGGGCATGATATTTAATCTAGTCCAGGGTAAGGCGAAGGTAGCGACGATAACAGTTACCGCTCCGGCGGGAACTACGGTTAAATGCACTCAGTCTCCATACTCTTTGTCCGGGACGGTGGCCTCTACATCTGTGTCCTTTACTGTTCCAAAGGCCGGGACGTGGTCGATTTCTGCGACTAAAGGCGGTACTACTAAAACGTCATCTGTCTCGGTAGCAGCGTATGGCGGTTCCTATTCTGCGTCCTTTACGTTCGAGTCGTGGCTCTTTAAAGAAGGAAGCGGCGCACAGGTTTCGCTCTATGATAAGGGTAGAGTTACGTTTTCGGATGCTTCCTTCGTATGCGGTTCAGGTCCCGAGACATACACGATCAATAAAGTAGATCTTACAAATTACAGCAAGATATGCATAGAATATGTATCCAAATATGGAAACTCGTTTTCAATTGGTATTACACAGAACGCAGACTATAGAGCTATTCCGATTTACTGGACTGCGTCGAAAGCACTTTCTAAAGTAACCTCTCGATCGACAACAACTCTGGATATCTCCGCTTATACGGGTTCGTATTATATATGTCTTGAAGGAAGCGTAATGGGCGATAGTAATAGTCTTACCGGTTATAACTGGTATTTAAGTGCATAAGGAACAAACATTATGAATATTATATTAAACGCTCCCGCAGAACAGCTTACATGCAAGTACTGCGGGAATACTTATACATCTCGCGGAAAGAAAGATCCCGGTTATTGCAAGGACTGTGAGCGCAAGATGAAGGGCGATGCAGCTCCTATATCCGGTGGTGATGAAGGATTCGATAAGGTAGAGAATTATGTGCAGATGGCAGAGAATATAGCCTACGATAATTCCCATGGCTATTCTCAGGCCAGACGTAACGGCGATCCGGACTACGATTGCTCCAGCCTAGTATGTAACGTCGTACAGAGAGCAGGTATTCCGGTCATGGAAAACGGAGCTTCCTATACCGGTAACATGCGGGCAGCCTTCATCAAATCCGGTTTCGTCCCTGTCTCTGTTAACCTCGCTAACTGCGATGGCATGGAACGTGGGGATATCCTTCTGAACGATCAGTCTCATACTGCTATTTACATTGGTAATGGACGGATCGTGCAGGCTGGTGGATCAGATGGCCATCCCGAGCCTGGTGATCAAACTGGCCGAGAGATACAGGTCATGCGGTATTACAACTTCCCTTGGAGTATCGTTCTCCGGTATCCGCATAATACCCAGACGACAGAACACAATATTCCTGCTCCGGACCTTCTTCCTTATGAAGATCCTACGCACATCAACCATGATGACTATCCTTATATTATAAGGTATGGCGACTGGGGTAAAGAGGTGCTGGATATTCAGGAGAAACTGAAAGCACTCGGCTACTACAAAGGCGATCTGGACGGGAAGTTTGGTGATCAGACTATGGCTGCGGTAATGCAGTTCCAGGAGAGGAACAGACTTCTCATGGATGGTGAGGTTGGTCCGGATACGATGGGCAAGCTGAACGAACGGTATAAAGAGATAGGGAACAAGGAACTGAAGCTTGGCCAGATCGTGTACTTCACGGGTGGCAAGGCGCGGATATCCTCGAATGTAGATATGGGCAGGAGCTATGAACCGGGTAAGGCGAAGATCACATCCATAAAACTCGGAGCAAAGTTCCCGTACCATCTGGCCCCGAATGAATCTGATGTATACGGTTGGGTAAAGCCCGACCAGATTAAAGGAGAATAAAATGATCTCTATTTTACTATTATCTCTCGCAATTGTATTTTTAATATTTACGGATGCGATGCTTTTCAAGAAAGTAGTCGATCTTGAGGAAATCGTTGACTCCCACTGGGCAGCAACACAGACGGAATGCAACGCTATCTGGGGGCAGCTACATGACAGAGAAGACGGAGAATGATCTGCCTAAGTGCAGAAAATGCGGACAGACGGTACCAGCAGGGAAGGATCTCTGCTGGTGCTGTGAACATGAGCCGAAGCTAGGGCGCAATAAAGGTAATCACACCTGCGGGGTTGACAGCTGTGAGATAGATTTTACTCAGAAAGGGTGATTCCAATGTCTAATTTAATCGCCTTCATCCAAGTGTTGGCTCCGATCATCGTGGCCCTCGTCGGTATTATTCCTACTATTATAGCTAATAGGAAGAAAACGGAAGCGAGTCTTGCGGCACTTGGCGAAAAGGTGGACGGCCTCGATAAGAAGCTGGACAAGCACATTCAGGAAAACGAATTTGACAATGCTAAACAGGTACGAGTTAGGATATTGAGATTCTATGACGAGCTATGCCGAGCAATGTCACGAGGAGAGATGCCATGCTCGGAGAGTCACTTCGAGGACATCTTAGACGACGTTAGTTATTACAAGCGGTTCGTTATAAATCATCCGGATTTTAAAAACAGCCGTGGGGAAGTAGCTATGGAATATATTGAGAAGACGTATCATGAAATGAAAACAACCGGCGGATTTCTGGTGCATACGCCATGATGGAAAACACATCGGCATTTATTGTATTTGTTCTCTTCGTTACTTATGCGTGTATTGTGAGTGACGAGGACCATCACAGGAAGCCGTAAAGGAGAGTGGAAACTATGAGTGAAGAAACGAAAAAGAACCTTGCAAGAAAATTTACCTCCCGTAAATTCTGGATGGCAGTGGCCGGTTTTATCGCAAATATCCTTGTACTTGCCGGTGGCAGTTCCGGTACAACCGAGCGAATCACCGCTATGATAATGGCGGGTGGTATGATTATCGCCTATATTATCGGCGAAGGTTTCGCAGACGGATCTCCGAAAGAATATAACTACTACTATCAGGGTAACGGAGAAGTGCAGTATGGAGATGCTACAGGGTATGAGGATGATAGAATTATACAGTAATAAACAACATAAGCCCATTCGTTTCAATGTACGAATGGGCTCTATTCGTATATAAGGAGATGATGTGATATGGCAGATACACAGCAAAGTGCTGTCAATAAAGCCTACGGTGGGTCAGTTGGTGGCGGTTCCGGGAGTGATGGAAGTACCTCCGGGTCAGCGCATGCTTATGCCGGGCCAATTTCTACCTATAGGGCTCCGTCTCCGGGGACTGGTGTAGCAGATCAACAAGCCCAGCAACCTGCTGCTCAACAGGATCAGCCTAAAAGCACTTACCATCCTTATGTAGGTAGCCACCCATATGATGACGGATATGTTCGTCCTTCTCAGGCTGATTTGGATGCGGAGAATGCCAGACGTTCCGGTGGTTACGGCGATGCTGCAGCTTTGACAGATGCATTAGCTGAGGAGAATATAGTTCCCGAAGATACATCCTATGTTAAGACCGATCTGCTTAACGGCGAGGAGAACGGGAAGACAGCAGCTGGTCTTTTAAAGTCGGCTGGTTATGATACGGAGAATGCGCCAGCAAAGTTGGATGTTCCGGGGCAGGTGGCTCTTCCGAACAGAGTAGATCTTCCAAATGTGGATCTTCCTAATAGGGTAGAGAATCCGAACGTAACTCTCCCGGACCAGGTCGCGCTGCCGGATGATGTGAATCTCCCCAGAGAATTGGCTCTGCCGGATGAGGTGGCACTCCCAGATGAGATCAAGTTCGAGGATGCATTGGCCAGAGCAGGCGTAGATGTTGGTCAGGTGGATCGTATCGATACCGCCAGAGAGGAAGCTATCCTTTCGCAGATGACTGAGGCGCAGAGACAGCAGGCTATCCTGGCTGCTAATAGAGCTGTAGAACAGGGTACTACCAATCTCCAGCGTAGCCTGCAGGACGCACAGGGTCAGTTTGTCTCCCAGCGTAACCAGATCGATATTGACACTCAGAGAGCTTTGGACAACCAAGCACTGTATGCCGAAGCTCGTGGTGACAGAGGTGGCATAGGACAGGCGCAGTACAACGATATCCAGAACACTGCTGCTACCAATCGACTGATGGTTCAGCAGGAGCAGACGAAACTGGCGACAGATACTGCGAGACAGATTGCGGATCTTCGTTCTCAGGGTGAATTTGAGAAAGCGAATCAGCTTCTTACTATCTCACAGAATTACCTGTCTCAACTGATGGATCTGTATACCTGGGCGAAGGAAACCAATGTCAGCATAGATGAGTTCAATCTCCAGGTGGCTCAGTGGGAAGAGAACTACAAGCTCAACCTTATTGACGCAGAACTTGGTGCGCAGGCATCCAACCTCAATCTTGCACAGATGCGGATGCAGCAGGGAATGAACCGGTACAATGCCGCATATCAGCAGGAGAATAGTCTGTACAACGCCAGATGGAACCAGGCACAGCAGTTGTATGAGGACGCTTACAACCAAGCAAACAGCCAGTACAACGCTCGTTGGAACCAGGCACAGCAGCTTTGGCAGAACGAGTACAACCAGGAGAACAGTCTGTACAATGCCAGATGGAACCAGGCTACCGATCTGTTCAATGCTGCGTATAACCAGGAGAACAGCCAGTTCGAGGCAAGACGTAATGCTGCGAACGATTACTTCAACAACCAGCTCAATGCAGCGAACTATGGGCTCAATGCAAGTAAGGCAGCTCTGGAGGCACAGATCAATGCAGCTAATGCTACTGGTGCATTCAGCAATGGAACTCCTACGTATGTTGCCCAGCAGAACGCGAGAGAGATTCTGGCGGCATCCGGTCAAGCACTACTGGAGCAGGGTATTATCCCGACTGCAGAACAGCTTGCGGCGATGGGTATGACAGCATCTCAGGCAGCTGAGTATACTGGTGGAGACTTAGCAGGGCTTACTAATGGAACTGGAGTTACAGGTACAGCTACAAAAGATAACGCTGCAGGCACACTGGTAACCAGAGGGAATATCCAATATCTTAACCAGGCGCAGGTGAACCGGCTGTTTCGGAATGCGCAACCTGGTGGATACATAGAACAAAACGGTGAGAAAACAAGGATAGTTTAATTAATGGAGGCTTTAATATATGCCTGATTTAATAAAGAAGAGACAAGAGATGACTGACTCCGGTACGGGCGATGTTACCCCGGTTAACGTACCGGCTCCAACTCCTATTCCTCCGGCCAGTTCGCAGGCGGCTGGAAGAGCAGCGGCTCAGGCAGCGGCATCCGACCCTAATAAGCACGCCACCCAAGCCGGTAAAGAGACTAGCGATGAGACTAATAAAAAAATGGGCTGGGGCGACTACGCAGAACCTACACCCACTCCTGAGTCCACACCCGACTATTCCGGTTATTCCGAACCTACACCCTCTGCTGAGGATCTTGCAGCAGAGAATGCAGATAGCTATGAGTACAATCAAGCTGGAGAGACTCCGACCGTCAAGGCTGATGTAGCTGATGATACTGTCGAGGTTGCTGTCGAACCCGAGAAGCAGGAGGAGACCAGTAGCCAGGTGTCTAAAGGCAAGGAAGATGCTACGGCAATGGGCGGTGTCGATGCCACTAAGATGGCGGAAGACGCTGTTATGCAAGGCCGTAGGGATGCAAGATACTATCCAGACTATACTGACTTCTATGGCGGGCTTGAAATTGATGGTACATCTCCGGATCGTAATGAACTGGATGAAAACGGCATGCACATATTCAAAGGCTATGAGGACGATGAGGGCAATTATGTCTCTGGCTTTGATGAGTGGTACAGTTCTAACAAGGCCGGTCTTACAGAAATAATTGACTTCGCTACCGATGGACAATTCCATACAGGTGATGAAGTGTATGCCCACCAGAAGCTTGCTGCTAACCTTGCCTATGACTACCAGACGATGGCAGATTACTGGCAAGGTCGTATTGACGAAGCTAAGGAGTTTGTTGACTCCGCTCATGCTGATTTCGATGCGTTCAATTTTGACCAGTATGGTGAAGCGGGAGAGGAAGCAAAAGCAACCTGGCAGCAGGAACTGGATACGTTGGATGCCCAGTATGCTTCCATGGTCGAGGGTCTTGGTATCATCCAGGAGCATGGGGAAGCGGCAAAAGAATGCTATGATCTCATGGTGGAGAATAACAAGGCTTTTGCTCAGTACGATGACGATAAGCTTCTTACTCAGGAACAGATAGATCAGCAGGTGTTGGATGCGGCGAAGAGCGCGAATGTGGCAACTGCATTCACTGATGAGGAGATAGCAGATTTCACTAAGCTCACCGACGAGCAGTGGGACGCGCTAATCGAAAGCGGTGAAGAGAGCTATGATAAGCGCCAGTTTAAAGCGCCTCCGATACCTATCTTCAGCACTGAAGCAACCAGAGAGGAGCAGAGACTGGCTGACCTGCAGATCATGCGACAGGCCATCCAAGGGGCTCGTGATGCGGCTCAGTACAAGAACGATGAGATTATGTTTGGCCGTAAGTATATCGGGCAGGATAATACTATCGCAGCTTGGGATGCAGCGGAAGCAGCACTCGAAGCTAATGCCCCGACAGCAGATTCTACTCCGGAAGAGAAGGCTGCATACAACCATGAGCGCCGGTATATTCAGGAGAGAATTGATGCCTGCGAGTATAAGGCTTTCGTTGACGAGTATGCCGATGTAAGTGATTCAGATATTCGTCAAGAGCTTTTTGAAATGCGGTTTGGTAATGGCGAAACTACGACAGAAGATAGCGCGGATACTAATGACACAGCGCATAATTTGTTGACGGCAAAATCTGCTTACGATGCAGCAGAAGAGGCCTTTAATGAAATCGCCGAAACTGCCCGTCCTACATCGGCTGAGTACCTTGATGCATACCAGGCAATGAAAGAAGCGGAAGCTGCATACGCCGAAGCACTTCAGCTCGCGAAGGATGAGTCAAAACTCGATGTCGGTGAGATCTTCGACTTTTCAGCCTTTGCAGATATCTTATCTGGGGCGCCAGAAGAAAATGAACTCAGCGCCGAAGAGCAGAAAAGAGCTGAGTATCTCCAAAGATTGCTTCAGGATCGAGAGATATCGGCTATACAAGAAGAAATTAAGAGCTACGAAAAGGACTACCCAGATGGGACTGCTATGCGGCATTGGGCAGAAGATATCGAGCTCGACGTAGAAAAGAAAGAAGCAGCACTTCTGGACGCGCAGACAGAAGCAGGTAAGCTGGATGCAGAGGCTTATCAATATGCTACTGTAGACGCGCATAGTACAGAAAATCATACGCCGGAAGAGGCGGCACAGAAGGCCCAAGAAGCAAAAGACGCGCACAATAGAGCACTGATCGCGGAGCAGGAGCTTGCTGAGGCGAAAGGAAAACTCGCTCTTGTGCAGGCGCTGAACCAGACCAGTATCCGATCCGAAGCAGACTATGCCGAGCAGGTTGCCAAAGGTAAAGAAATGGCTGGAGATATAGCCCAGTATAAAGAGGCTATCGATACGGCGATGGATGTTGGGCTCGATAGGAAGCCTGCGGTTGATGCTCTCGTCACTCAGTTCGGCCTTACCCAAGAGGACGCCGAGAAGTACGTGGATATGTACTTCACACTGGACGAAAAGGAGAGGGCAGTACTTTTCCCAAATGTAGATGGAGTTGAGGAAGAGGAACAAGGCTGGCTCGGAAAATGGTGGGACAAAGTTACAAGGTCTCCGTACCTTGGTGAAAAAGAAGTAGGCAAATTTACTGACGAAGAACTGAATGACTTTTACTACCATCTTGCTAAGGAAGGTGCATCAGCTGCAGCTCAATATGCGATGGGTGTAAATAATGCCTATCGTAACGAGTACAACGATCTGGCGAAAGAGCGTTTCATGCAGTTGCAGAACTACAGGGCAGGTCATAATGGCAAGTTCCAGACTGCTGTAGAAGCGGCGATGATGCCTGTAGGTAACTTTGCGCTGAATCTCACAGCCCTTCCGGAAGCTATCAGTAATTTTATCCAGGCAGAAAAACTTGGAATGTCTGTAGCTCCTACCGATCCGACAAACAGCCAGTTGGCTGAATGGGCGCAGGAAAGTTCCAGTAGACAAGTTACGGCTATGCTGCCGAACTTCAAACCGGCAGAGTTCCTTTATAATACTTATAACAGTATCGTTAACAGTGCTCTGTCACTGGCAACATTCTCAGCTCTTGGTAGCGCACTTGGCTTAACAGATGATATCGTTATCGGTGGTAAAGGTGCTTTACAGGCATTCGTATCAGCAGCTACAGATCTTGAATTCTTCGGTTCAGCAGCAGCCAGTAGGTACAGAGAGTTGCTTGAGCAGGGAGTCGATCCGCAGAAAGCAGGATGGGCGTCAGTGTACTCCGGTCTTGCCGAGGCTATGTTCGAGCACTTCTCCATTGAGAACTTGTACCACGCAAAAGGTGTTGCTGATTGGCATAATGCACTGGATTGGGCGTGGCACACAGCGTGTTCTGCCGGTGTCGAAGGCTCTGAAGAATTGTTCACCAACTGGGCTAACCGACTTGGTGATGCCTTATACTTAAAAGAAGATAATCCTTTCAACGATAGTGTTGATGCCTATATAGCGCAGGGTTTTGAAGAAGATCAGGCTCTGCGTTTTGCTATGCACGATCTGCTGAAAGAGGATGCTCTGTCCTTCCTTGGTGGTGCTATCTCCGGTGGTGTTAATGCCGGTAGTTCCAGCATGATGGAGTGGCAGATAGACAAAAATAAACTTGCAGATTTCCGCGCATCCCAAGGTAAGAACTTCAACATTGATCTTCCAAACGGAAAGAAAGCCTCACAGGAACTGGGTACTTATCTGTGGAATCATGAGTTCATCAGACCCGGTGACGAACATCTCTTCAACGAGGGACAGCGCAATACTGTTGAAGAAATAAAAGATCTGGCGTGGAAAGCTAGTGAGGGTAAAGCTTCTGACGAAGAGATTGGCCGTTTGCAGTATCTCACGGCACAATTCGACAGTAAAGTACTTGATGATTTTGCTCTCGCTAACAAAGATTGGTATGGCCGTGTAGAACCGATGCGTCTGGTACAGGTATCCCAGGAAGCACTTAATAAGCTCCTTGGTCCTGAGAACGCGCAGAAATATCTTGAGGCAGTAAGAGCTAATCCGCATGCAAAAGTGGAGAACGACTTCTCCTTAGGACTTCAGCAGGCCGTTCCAAATATGGGCAGTAATGAAGCATCGGAAGTTGCTGGATTCCTCGAAAGAATATTCACAGGCTCTGACAGAACAACACCTGAAGATATAGCAAAGGTATTAGACTCCGAATTGCTCAGTTCTCCAGAGGCTCAGATGTATCTTTGGAATTATCTGAAGGATAAGGTACCGACAGATACTCCCGCTATTGAAGTGGCTGCCCCGGCAGAACCGAGTGGGCTGACTCCTTCTGCTGAATGGGCTGGCCAGAATGTAAAGAGAGAACCTTCTCCGATTAAACCTGCCAGCCAGATGGAAACTGACTCTGGAACAGAGGCCGCAGATAGAGAGCCTACTCCTATTCCCTCTGCGGAACAGGCAGCGGAGAATGAGAAGAGTAGAGAAGAAGCTGAAGCCAAAGCACGGGAAGAAATACAGAATCCGTTTATTCCAATCATGCAGTCGATTGGCATGGATCCGAATATTACATCGGAGAATGTAGGCGAAGCCTTGAAGAACCTGCTCACAACAACCTGGGAGAGAGCAAAGGAAGCGGCATATCAGAATCAGATACTGAAGAACGGCTTATCTGATACTAATCGTAAGTTGAACGATATGCAGCATGAAGCAGCTGAACAGCAGACGAGAGACAGGCTTAACCGCGCCCCGAAAGGTATAAAGACCGATGCGTTGGCCCAGTACAGAGATGACTCCGACTCCATTACTTTTGGTAATAATACCACTACCCGTAAGGAGTTCGTTGAAGCCTATATGAAGGGCTATGACCCGTTCAACGATAAGGAGATAAAGGGGCCGAAAGACGAGAAGGCAGCAAACCGTGCCTTTGACCGTATCCTATTGAACAGCACCACAAAGGATGGACTTCCTCTTGAAGGTGTTAAAGCCTCCATGAAGAACTACGATCTTTCTTTGCGGAAGGCTATTGTTTCTGATACCAAAAAAGGAACTGGAGAGCCTAAAGACCTGGAACGCAATGGCGAACCAAAAGCGCAAGAGCCAGCATCCGGTAAGCTTAATGTTCAGACTCCAACAGATAATAGTGCTGATATGAAGGAAGGCACGGCCACCGGTACGGAAGTTACCAGAAATGGTGAGCCTGACCAGACAGAGCCTACTGATAGTAAGCTTAATGTTCAGAATCCAACAGATGATAGTGCTGACATGAAGGACGGCACAGGTACTGGTACAGAAGTTACCAGAAAGGGTGAGCCCGAGCAGACAGAACCTACTGGCGGCAAGCTTAATGTCCAGACTCCGGCAGATACTAGCAGTGATACCACAACGGGCCAGACTTCTGTCGATGGCAGTGAGTTGTCCAGAACTGAAAAGCCTGCTGAAGAAACTCCGGTAGAAGATCAGACCACTGAAGAGGTAGCTCCAGATAAAGCGCAGCAGTTCCTTGACTATCTCCAAGTCATGATGCAGCAGACTGGCGAGATGACCGATGAGGAATTCAATGCCCTGTTTGGTGGTGCTACTGACACAATACTCGACGCATTGGTTGGAAGAGAACCTGCTAATGATTTCGAGCGTAGAGTTATTGATGCTGCTACGCGGGAGATGGACAGGCGCACATCCGAAGACCAGACTATGGCTCAACAGGACGAAGCTCCGGCATCAGCAGAAACTTCGGATTTCAAAACAGATGATAACCTCTTCGCAACTAATGGAAAAGAGGATAAGAGCTGGCGCAGCTGGGATGACACAATAAATAACCCCGACAGCAACGATGACGAGATTATAACCAGAGCAGAGTTTGTTGAACGCGCTATGAATGGCGTTGGCAAGATTAAGCCGATGACTTTCGCCGAGGCAAATGACTTGTTCGATGACTTGGCTTATATCGACGAACATGATAGCGATACCAACACGGACTACGGTAAAAAAGGTAGCAACCCAATGTACTCTGCAGGTGGCGCATCCACTGGAGCATCTGTAGCTACTGGTAGTGAACTCAATATGAAGCCGGTTACGTACTCTGCTTCGGATGTTCCCGGCCTTGTCGAGCTTGGCAGGACGAGCTATTCCCCCTCTAACCGTACTATTAGTTCCTCTGACCGTAGCTGGGGTGATGCAATCAGCAATGAGTACGGCAAGACCATTACTCGTGCAGAGTTCGTTGCAGCTGCTATGTCTGGACAGAATCTGTACTCCGGTACCAGGATGCCTACAATTTCCGGTGTTGCAGCTAACGATCTGTTCGATGATATTGTCGATAATAAGATTGCTTATGGCGGATATGCCGACAGAACCAATAACGGTTACAGTATAACAGACGCTACAGTTACAGCGGATATGCTGAACGCTCCTGGTTTTGTCGGAGCTATGGCTAACACACTGGCTATCCTCGAAGCGGAAATGAGGTCGGCATCTGATACGAGCAATCAAAAACTCGCTCCGTTCATGAAGCGAGTAGATTTAGCACGTAAGCAACTTGAGGGCCTGCTTGGACGGAGTGTATCCGACGCGGCAACCGAAGTTACTGACGTACGAAATCAGATCAACACAAGACTTGCGGAGATTAATAACAGGCTTGAAGTACTGATGAGCCGGTCGGATCAGAACAAGATCGGCTATCTGGTAGACCTTAAAGAAATGTCCCAGCTCAGAGCAGAGCGTCAGAAGCTAATGACTCAGACGTTCAGACTTGGGCAGGCAGAAGCAAAGTACACGAAAGCTCTTGACCGTTTGAACTCGGCAAGAAACAGAATGTACTCTAATGATTATTATTCTTATATTGGAGGAAAATTATATGGCGGACCAGCGGGTACTCGTGGACTCACCGGCAGGAACAACGATGTGGCTCAGTCCAGAAGCGGCGGATCGGTTACAGGATCTGCCGGAGGATCAGCTCAGTCGGTACAAGGAAATGCAGGAACAGTCTCAGAGCAGACTTTTAAAACTGTTGAAGAAATACTATCCGCAGGAGGGCTGACACTCCGAGGCAAAGTACTATTCGATTCTGCCGGGATGTCCCCGCAGGAGATAGCAAATGCCAAGATCCCGTTGTCCCTTCGTAACAGCATACTCCACGCTATGCGTAATGGTGTTGGCCGTGTTGTACTTACTGACGGTGATCTGCTGAATGGTAAATCCTATATTAATGAAAAGGGTAAAGAAGTTGAGCAGACAGTCGGTGGATTCTATGACACTCTCATGGACGGTGGTACGGAAAGATCTGTTATTGTTCTGCACAAAGACAGCTTCACCGAAAAGAACATCCAACACGAATACATGCACCATATGCTCCGAAAGATGTCTGAGCGTCAGAAGCGCGGATTTCTTACCAGCGCTATCCGGACAATGTTTGGATCACGCCAGGATCTCTTCGAAGAACTGTTTGACTCCTACAAGATCGACTATGCAATTGCTCATGGCAGAGTGATCGATGAGAACGGCAGAGTGGATGAAGATCTCGCATATATTATATATGAAGAGATGGTCGCCGACTTCTATGCAGGACTCAATCGATTCAAGACCCCCGAGATGGCAGAAGCGATGGGGCCGCTCGTCAGGGAGATGCGTGTAAGCCTGTACAATTACTGTGAGAGACTTGGACTTGAGGACTACGCCAGATCAAAATGGATTAACAGAGAGTATACTCCTAAAGAAGGAACTCTGGACATCCGGAGAACCGGTAGAGCCACTGCGCCGTATGAGCAGCAGTTCAAAGAAAGAACTGAATCAGACAACGAACTGGCAAAGGGCGAACACCGATTCAATCCAGAGCGAAATGCTTATGAGGCGCGATTTAGTTTGGCCAATACTATGGGTGGAATCTACGACACATATGGTGTGGACATTAATACTGCCGAGGATAGCAGACTTGACGAACTGGCGAGGCAAATCGACGAGGAGTACGAGGCAGCGCAAAAAGAGCAGGCTGACATTCGAAGCACATGGACGGATAAGGACTACGCAGATCTCACTCCCGATGAATATTGGGCCCGATATCATGAGTGGAATGAGCAGTCTGGCATTGACGCCGTAAAACGTCGCGTCGATACACTTGGGTCGTACAGTCGTGCAATCAGCAAAGAGAAAGCTTGGAGAGCGATAGACCCAGAGGCCCTTATTCAAAAGGCAAAAGATATCTACGGAACCACTGATGACTTCCGGAAATCTGGGTACATCCTGCCGGATGGAACGATGTTGGATATGTCCCAGGGTGCCAACAAGCGGACTCTGTTCCACCATGAGACCGCTCAAGAAGTTCTGTTCGCCTTGAAGTATCCGGCTTCAGACGCAATTGAAAAATTCGTAGGTCGTGGCGGGGCCATCAGAATCGATGTAGACTCCGATGGTATTGATATCCCGCAAAGTGGCATGACCCCGGCTCAGTACGAAACCCTGCGCGACTTTCTTTCTGACTTCATAGCTACTGAAGACTACGATAGAGCAGCATTCTATGTATCTACTTTTGGTAAGAACCTGGGAACGTCGGAGAGATTTAATCCTTCCAATACCACACAGATCTTAAACGCAATTCGCCAGTACTACGATACAGGTTCCTTCCCGAAACAGTCAACCACACAGCAGTTCTACGGTAGATATAGCCTGGCCAACACAGAAGCTGTATCTCTTGACGAACTTCAGACAGCTCGTGATGAGATGCTTGATCTGCGTCAGCAGCTCAGAGATCGTAAGGCTGATGTCGATGAGTGGAGCCGTAGAATTATGGCTGGTGAAGCTGAGATCGACGACTACAATAAGTGGCTGTCCGATAGCGGTTACAACAGACTCTACATGCAGGAACGTGAGGCAAGCAAACGGTATAACGACCTCAACCGCGCTTATGACGAGCAGCAGGAGAGCGCGAATGCCGAAGCCGAGCAGAACGCAATAGAACAGTCCGGCTTATCCGAAGCAGATTACTTTGGCAAAGAAGCCGTAAAGGTATTTGGTTATACACCGTACTTCTATGACGCTGGGTACATTACTCCGAACGGACGGATGCTGAACTTCTCCGGTGAGAAAGGTAAGCACTATGGCTCTCGAGGCCAGGATCACCGGAGCATAGGCCAGATCTTTGCGGTAACTTCCGGCACAGAAGCCATGAACAGGTTTATCAGCTATGGTAATATCCGCATTATGGCAGAGGCTCCAGGCCTGGATATCAGCGCGAATATCGAACCGACAGCAGAGCAGTACTCTAGGATCCGTGACTTCGCAAGGAGCGCACGGGATGAGGACTACTTCAGTATCGATATCACGGGCGAAGATGGTAGGGTCATTGATACAATCGAGTACGAAAGCGTCAACCCAGCGAAGATAGTAAACGATCTGAAGAACTACTACCGTACTGGTGAAGTACCGCAGCAGTCTGTTACTGCGCAGTTCCATGCTAGCTTTAGCCTTGTTGGCGTTTCAGATGATGGTATGGAGGTATACGAAACCTCTCAAGCCGTAAAAGATATGACCAGGGAAGAACGTATGGACGCTTTCGAAGCACGAATGGCTAACGAGTTCAGAGGCCGTACCGCTAGATTCGAAAGAAACGGTCATATCTACTATGCTAAGTTCGATAGTACTGGCGTTTCTAAAAATATCTATGGGGACGACAAGTCTGATCAGTCCGGATGGAGAGCCAAGATAAGAGCCGGAGCAGATGGCGATATCTTTGATCTGATAGAGAATTCTACTTATAATGGCAGCAGCGCAGAAAAGAGTGGAAAAAAAGGTAAGGCCCATAACAAGACCCAACGCTGGGACTACTTCATAAAGAAGGTCCAGATCGATGGTATTGTGTATGACCTCACTGCAAATGTAAGACGTAAAAACGATGACTTCGTTTATAATATCCAGCTTAACCGGGATATTAATACAAAACCGGCGACGTCTTACAGCCCACTCCCGAAGGCGGGTTTTAACCAAGACATCGCCGGTACAGATAATGTATCACAAAACGGCTCAACTGTCAAGTACAGTAAGCAGGAACATCCGAATGCTAGGTACAGCCTGTGCGCATTTGAAGACGGCACAAAGTTCGTAAACGTCGAAACAGATCAAGAACAGTTTGATGGACTAACGGATAAAGAAAAGCGCGACTTAGCAGAAAAAATAATAAAAGAGCGGTTCTCCGGGAGAATAATCGGTGAGACGAACAAAGCCTTCGTCAATAGCCAGACTGCAAGAGAGTATGCTTATCCGTCAAAACGCCTTACAGATAGTGGGGTACTTGACGCTAAGATGAGGGCGTCAACCGAACTAGATAATCTACTGGAGGCCGGTAGTAATTTTAGGACGGCACCTGATGGGGCTGACGGGCATACACACCCAGACGCCGTAGGAGGATTCACTTATTTTGACACGCTGTTTAAAGTAGGTGAGGAATTCTATAAAGGTCTTGTCAATATTAAGAATAATGCCAAGGGCGCTCTTCTAGTAGATATTACAAAAATAGAAAACGTCACTAAGGACACATACAACTCATACGGAAAAAATCCGAAGTTCGTATTCCTTAATGACGTTTCTAATGATATTAAATCACAGAATAACCCGAATGTCAAGAACCAAAATGAATCTGAGCCGAGCTACTCCATCGCTGTCTCCGATCCCGATACGTTGGACTTCCTTAACGACCAACTCGAGAACGGGGATGTAGTTTACACCTACAAATCCTTCCTTGAGTACGAAGACGAGAATGGAGATCCGTATCTAATTGCTCCTATGGCTGGTGTGCAGAAAGACGAGACGGGCAAGAAGAGCCAGTCGCATGCCCTTCGTCCAGGTGTGTGGGAAGAGTCTGTTGGTAATCCCAACTCTAAGAGCCTCGGTAAGAAAGTCAATGACAAGACCGGTGAAGTATCCTGGACTTATGGACTTGAGAAGAGTGACGTAGATGGTTCTGTTGTACCGGCTGCATATAACCCGTATCAGCACTCCAGTGATGTAGTTCTCAATGACCAGTTCTCCATTGCGTACAAACGTCCAAACCTGGTAACGTATATGTGCGCTATTCCTAAGAGTGAACTGACCAGTGGCTATCACTTTGGTGTAACCGATCCTGAGAAGGCAACTCGTTCTGACGGCGATATTGTTACCGCAAAAGACGCGGTTGGTATGCACGACTGGAAGAGCGGTTCCCTAGCAAGCCAGTTAGAAAACACACAAAGACATGTGTATCTTTCTCGGTGGCTCATGCCGGTACGTAAGCTGTCCAACATAGAAGTTGCTCAGCAGTACAAGGAGATCCTCGATAGGGAAGCACCCGGTCTTGGTGTGCCATTCAATGTTGTACCTTCCGGTTTGCTCTCAGCTCTTCAGGAAGTTGGCGTTCCAATTGACCTTACTGGTACAGGACTATCTGAAGCCAACTACAGAAAATATCTTTCTGAAGTAAACGCTGCTCGTGAAGAGGCAGGTCTTGAACCGTTCCCGTACTCTTATCAGACTAAAGCCGAAAGAGATGCCGCAAAGAAAGAACGGAAGAACGCTTCCAAACGGTTCTCGATCTCTGGAGACAACCTTGATAATCTTGACGATCTTCTGATGGATTATGATCTTTCGGATCTCGGAAGAATAGTTTCTGACACATTTGGTTCTACCTTTGAAACAGAAGAGGACGAAATGCCTCCTGAACTTCCGTACGAACAACAGCGTCCTAGAAGATCTGTAGAGAACCCGACTCACAATCCAACTGCTTATCTGAAACCAGAAACACTAAATGCATGGCTGTCCGGAAGGGGCTTTGCCGATACAGGTAACCCGAACTATGCGCAGGCTTACATCGGATGGATGAATCCAGAGGACTTCCTATACTTGACAACCTCTACCTATGATTACGAGGACAATAGAGTAAGGGCGGAAGGATACTACGGTGATCTGGAAGATATCTCTAGCAGGGCGCAACGTGGAAGAGAAGCCGATACAATTCATCTTTCAATTGATTCTGAAACAGGAAGAGTATACGGGCATGAAGGGCGCCATCGTATGGCCTACCTGCAAAGCCTTGGTGTGGAGAGAGTCCCTGTTCTTTTCTTTGACAGCGGAAATAAGTATGATAAGGAAATAATGGAGGACTATACTCTATCTGGAGAGCAGAGGCCAGGGAAGAAAGTTACTCTCGATAATCCTCTGATCCCTCTCAGCAATGGGTACAGAGGGCTTGTCGAGAACGAGTTCGTTAAAGGCGAAGAGCAAGACAACGATCTTCAGACAGCGCGATTTTCCATCACGGACGATTCGAATGCCGATGGCTATACTCTGTCAGATATTGATTCCACAGGAAGAGAATTGACGGACGAGCAGTATTACTACTTCCGCAATTCGAAAGTAGTGGACGAAGATGGGCATTTAATTCCGCTTTACCATGGAACGAATGCATTCGGCTTTACCGAGATAGACTTCGATAAAGCAGACGATGGAATATCCTTCTTCCTCACGGATAGTCCAGAAGTGGCCGGGTCCTATACAAGGAACAATACTGTCCGATCCTTATTTGATAAGCAAAGACAGCGGCGGGCGATTGATGTATCAAAGCTTTCGGATGAAGATCTAGCTTCGCTGTTTTCCCAAGTTAGTATACCGTACTTCGAATCAGCTACCGTATCGAAATTTGAGGATGTACTCAGAACCTTCACAGGCCCATTGAACGCCGCAAAAATGCGATACGCCAGTTTCTTTGAAGAAGAACTGTTACCGTCCAGAGAAGATCTTGGCCTTACTGAAACGGACTTAGCCTTCTACGACGCGCTGAAAGGCAACAGCACTAGTGTCGAAAGCATCATAGATTTGCTTGATAGAGCAGATAAATTCTATTATAGCCTTCGCAAAAAGATATGGGATACCGACGAAAGCTATATTTGGGACGAAATGCGATCGCTGCAACCGCAATTACAAACCGCAGCTTCTCAGGCACAAAGATTTCTGGCTGACCATAATTCTGCTGGAGTATCTTTGGAGGATAATGTTTTTATTACGGATCCAGGTAGCAAGAATTTCTACACGAGAGAGCAAATCGAGAGACTTACTGGCAGAAGACAAGAGGAAGAAGAGCTCGGAAGGAACTCTGCCGGTATTTACAAGGGGTACGCAAATCTAACAAATCCATTTATTGTTGATGCAAATGGAGCTGAATGGAATCAGATTCCGGTCGATCAAGAAGTAGTAGACTATCTAAAAGCACTTAATTCGCCAGAGTTCTACGTCTCAGAATGGGCAGAAGACGGAGAGGTTAAAACAAGGGGAATAGCTAAGTACGCAAAGGATCACGGATATGACGGCGCTATAATTAGAAACTGTGTTGACATCGGAGAGTATAAGCGTTCCTACGACTACGAAGCGTATTCTACTCCGGCAACTCTGGTGCTATGCTTTGAACAGAATCAGTTCAAAGACTATAGAAATACAGAACCTACTGATGGCATTGATTTAAGATTTTCTATTGCCGATACCTATGACGCCTTTGGAGATGAAATCGATGTCCAAGATGGAACAGTTCTGAATGCAACCAAGTCCACACTTTCTGATCAGCTTTTCTATTCTGAAGACGGTAATACCGCCTACTACCAGCTCGACTCTGGTGAGACGGTGGTTATGGAGAACGTAGGGGAAGACTCTCCCGAAGCACGATACATTAATTTCTTGGAGGCAACGAACAATGCCAACAGTACTGACACAACCACAGCAAAACCTTATACGATACCTCCTGCAACTCGGTATGAATCTGATGGATATAATATCGGTGAATCGAATGATGGCCTACGACGAGGAGCGGAAGAAGTTCCTTCGGCGAATCAAGAAGGAACACTTCGACGTGCAGGAAGTAATGGAGAACGCAATGAACAGAGTCAACCGCAGAGTGAAGAGGCGGAAGGTGTAAGGTTCTCTGCCACTATCCCGACAGCTGACGACCCGAACCATCCGACAGCCTTCGTCAACCAGAACGGCGATGTGGTTACCACTGCTGAAGCTTACCCGTACGGATCTATGGAGCGCATGATCATCGAGGCATGGAACACTGGTGACTTCAGATCTATTGAGGACCAGATTAACGAAATGCTCGATATCGGCCACGCCAGAGATGAAGTCTTCGATATGATGGAAGAGATCGCTGCACAGCCTCTGGGGCTTACTCCTCAGGAGCGCGACGCAGTCTACAGACAGATCGAAGAGATGCGTGTACGGTATGGAACGATGCCGTCGGCGAATGTTACGAAGCGGGATGTACATTTCCCAGTAGCTACAGACGACGACACCAAACTGATGAAGGGCGCACAGACCCATGCACAGGAGGCCGAGACCGAGTGGCTGTCTGAAGAGATCATGGCAGAAGCACTCCGTAACGAGATTCTCTCCTATGTCCCTGCATCTAATAAGTCCTCCATCGAAAAAGCGGAAGACTATATCAAAGCGAAGAAAGGTAATTACGAAGAGATCGCAAGAGATGTCCACGCTTGGCTGGCATCCGGAGAGCGTGTCAAACCGTGGCAGGTAGCAGTCGGCGAACTCCTTCTTAAAGAGGTAGAAACCGAAGGCAGAGCAGACCTCGCTATGTCTCTCGTAATAGACCTTACTCTTATGGCCCATGAAACCGGACAGGCTCTGCAAGCTTTCGCTATTCTCCGGAAGGCGACTCCGCGTGGACAGCTCTACTATCTGCAAGGTGTTGTTAACCAACTGAATAAAAAGTATGAGAAACAGATCCGAGAAGGGAAGATGGGCAAGATCGAACTTCCGCAGGATGCTGCGCAGAGAATGCTCGCATGCGAAACACGGCAGGAACTGAATGACGTAGTCGAGGAAATAAAGGACGAGATCGCGAAAAAGATTCCTGTATCATGGGCTGATCGCTGGAACGCATGGAGATACCTGGCTATGTTGGGTAACCCCAGAACACACGTTCGTAACATGCTTGGTAACGGCCTGTTCCGTCCCGCCGTATTTATCAAAGACGTTATCTCCAGAAGACTGGAGGATATAGCAAGTAGGCACGGCAAGCTGGAAGGTAGGTCTCGTATAGCAGGAGCGAATCTGAAATCCGATACGGAATGGATGCGCTATGCCAACGAAGACTATGAGGAAATGTACAAGATCCTTGTAGGCGAGGCAACCGGTAATAAGTATGCTGATGCCAACGACATCCTCTCCAGACGAGATCTCTGGGGTAAAGACAAGTGGCTCGGTGGTAAGTTCCTTGCATGGGCAGACCGTAAGAACAGCGACTTACTTACTAAGGAAGATGCTACATTCCTAAAGAAGTACTACACCAGAGCGTTTGCAGAATTCCTGCAGGCGAGGGGTGTAACGGAAGAAGATCTCCGTGATAAGAAGTTTGGCGCTACCAAGGCAAATAAGAAGCTCATCAACGAAGCAAGAGCATGGGCAACAATCGAGGCTCAGAGGAATACCTACCGTGATGCCAATGCAGTAGCTTCCTGGCTTAACTCCATGAAGCGTCAGGGTACTGTTCCTTACACAATCCTCGAAGGTGTTGTTCCGTTCACCAAGACCCCGATGAACATCCTTGCCCGTGGTATTGAGTACTCTCCGATTGGACTGATTCAGAGCGTACGGCAACTGGCTAAAGATCTTCGTAGTCCGAGCGAGATGACCACCAGCCAAGCGCTGGATAGACTCGCTGCCGGTATGACCGGTACGATGATCGTTGGCCTCGGCCTGTTCCTCACTGCTATGGGCTGGCTCCGTGGAAGTGGTGGAGATGATGATAAGAAGAAAGAGTTCGAAGAGCTCATGGGTCATCAGGCATGGTCTCTTGAACTGTTTGGCTACAGCTACACCATCGACTGGATGGCACCGGCTGCACTGCCACTCTTCATTGGCTCCGCTATCTACGATATGCTGGCGACAGAAAGGGAAGAGGAGCTCGGCTTCGAAGATATCGTCAAGGCACTGCTTGGTATAGCGGATCCTCTCAGCCAGTTGTCCATGCTGGATGGTATCTCTACTATGCTCTCCAACCTGGCGGATGCACAGGGGACGGAACAATTCTCCGTATTACTCTGGACTGCACTGACAAGCTATGTTGGACAGGGTATGCCTACACTCCTTGGGCAGGTAGCTAGAACATTCGATCCGGATAGACGGTCAACGTATATCCAGCCGGGTAGCAAAAACCCGATGCTGCAGCGGTTTATCCAGTCCTCCATACAGGCTAAGATCCCGGGTTGGGAGAACCAGAAGATGCGGTATGTGGATAACTGGGGTAGAACAGACTCAGCCAATACACCTTGGGAGAAATTCCTAAAGGGCGTTGAGAACTTCCTTTCACCGGGTTATCTGAACAAGATCGAGACCTCCGCTGTTGAGGACGAGCTGATGAGGCTGTACGAAGCAACCGGAGATAAGAACATTCTGCCAGACAGAATGGGTAAGTACTTCCAGGTTGACGGAGAACGGAAGAACCTCACAGCAGATGAGTACGAGCAATTGCTCACGGAAAAAGGACAGATGCACTATAACCTTCTGAACGAGGTTATGTCCTCTGAGTATTACGCTTCTCTGACTGATGAACAAAAGGCAAAGCTGCTCCTCAACGCTGGAGAATTCTCAAAGAACTACGGCAAGCAGATGGTAGATCCAGAGTTCGATATGGACAGCCACTGGATGGATGTAGCAAGGGCAATAGGCCCCGCCGATTATCTGATGATCCAGGATGATCTTTCCCACAACAGGACTCATGACCAGCTGTTCACCTACCTTGTATCCAATCCGAATCTCAGCTACGATCAGATCGCATATCTCATCGCTGATGAATATGCCGCTCCGGACAAGATTCCCAGTGTCGGTAACAACGGCTACAACTATGAGATCACTGAGGAAGATGAGGCAGCGATGCAGGAGATCTTCAAAGATCTGGTACATACGCGCCTTGCTGAATTAGAGACTGATCCCAGGTATGTTGCAGGCGATGAGTACAAGAAGGGCGATATGATGGACAACCTCTATAATGAAATTAAAGAGGATGTCAAAACAATATACGCCGAACAGCTCGATGCATCCGACCGTCCGATGGTACTTGGAAAGGCATCTTCTGTAGGAACCGAGTCCTTTAATATGGTACTCGATCTTACACGTAACGAGATCGAAGGAGAGTACAGGGATGACATCGCAGCACAGGCTGGATGGTTAAGCCAGAAGTACCGGGCTGACTCCCAGATCAGTAACCCCGATAGAGACGGCTGGGATATCAAGCTCAGTGCTGATGACAAGGACGAGCTGTATGATGAATTCCAGAAAGCTTGGGAGCCTGCATACAGAAAGATGCTTACTGAAGATCCTGAGTTCCGCAACGCCACAAGCCGAGCATATCAGGATAAGATGATAGCATCCTTGTTCAATGAAGTTTCCCAGCAGGTAGAAGATGCATACGCTTCTAAACTGTACAAGTCCGGTAAGGCTGATGAAGTCATCGGCGATCCGAAGGGGACGGCAAAGAAAGACTGGCTGAAGAACTATGAGATTGCCAACGAAGCCTACACCAATCCTAAGGATCAGGCAGCGTGGTTAGCAAAGAGATTTACCGGTGCTACCACTTTGGACAACCCCGACAGACCTGGGTACAATATCAAGACGAGCGATGCACAGCAGGCTCAACTTGCTCAGATCGAACAGGATAGATTCACTGCCGAATATGAAGCAATGAAGAAAGATCCGAAGTTCAAGAGCATGACACCGGAAGAGCAGGCTATCCAGACATACCAGCTGGCGCAGAACATCATGGATGTCGAAGAGGCCAAATACTCCAGATATCTGCTGGATAGAGGCGCAAAGATCGAACAGGCAATCGATACTCAGTGCACGAATTCTGAATACTTCAATATGGTATTCTCAGAAGATCTCACTGATAGCGAACGGTACGACCTGATCGAACAACGCTATGACAGATATGTTGGTAAGAGTATTCTCAATAACTCCCTCGACTACCTCCAGCAGCACCAACGTGTCGGGTACTACATGGACTACGTACGTGAGAACATGTATAAAGTCGCTGGACTTACCGGAGCAGAGGAAGCAGAAGCTTATATCAAGAAGATCCATGAACCGGCGATGAAGGCATCCGGAAATGCGATCAAGGCAGACTATAATTTAGCCAAGACCACGGCGGAGGCAGATGACGCGGCAAAGATAGCAGCCGGATATAACTACGGTATGCATCTCGGAACGGATCTGAATACTGTGGCGCCTAACACTACACCGGCGGAGGCTTCGGTAAGACCGAGGAACGGATATGTTATACCTCCTGCGGCTACAGAGAATACGCCAGAAACAAAACAAAGAACCAACTCTGGACTCGTGATCCCGACAGCTAACGAAGCTGTACAGGACGCATTCAAGTACAGAAGGTTCTGGTAAAACGACAAAACCCCCTACTACCGTAATAAGTAGTAGGGGGTATCTTTTTTTAGGATAATCGCGCCTTAATGCCACTCCGCTCGGAGGAAGTTTCGCTGTGCAGAACGTATGTCTTCGACAAGGCATTCCAGCTCAGCTTTCTCATTGTAATCGGTTAACTTATTTCGAAGCGCATCTAATTTCTTTTCAGCTTTTTCCAAGGTTCTAAACAAAGTTAGTATATCAAGAGTTGTCATGTTTCCTCTCCTTGTTTCCACTCGCAATTCAGAAACTTATGTAATGCCTCAGCAGCGGCATCACTTCTATCTTGCGCGTCATATACTTGAAATTTATTTTCTGTTATGGGGTTCTCTCTGTATCTTTTGAAAGCCAATATAGCCTGACGGTCACTTATCTCTAACTCCTTATACAAGTGTTGCCATTTTCTTACTATATCTTTTGTCTTCATTCTTTACTCCGTGATCAATTCAGAGGAGGGAAGTGTCTCTAATTTTGCACAGAACTTATGCCAATCACCGAGTTTGTGGTCCTTCCTTGCGTGGTAGATATGCCGTAGTACCTGGTAGTTTCCACTCCATGTACGGAGCTGCATAAAGGACTGGGGGAGAAACTCATTAGCTTCGGCAAAGATATCAGCCTTCTTATCCGGATCTTTCTCTGCTAAGTACTGGCCCCTTAATGTGTTCAGATGTGCCAGTATATTGTCCTGCACATACATAGGGGTGTGGTCGAAAGAGAAATCATCCACGGTAAACGGATCAGCAAGGAGTCTGTGCATGGTCGAAGTGGAGTCTGTTACCGTTCCTACCTTGTATTGGTCCATTTGTTTCCACCAGTAGAGAGGCGCGGTTATATCCATGATAACCGGTAACATACGCATGAACTTGCCATGATCATCGCCAGCATGTGCTAGGCGTTTCATCAGTGTGTAATCTTGTTCACCTATGTAGTATTCGCTTTCTCCCCATTTGCTGTCGGACTTATGCCAGCTGTTGAACGGGTTTCTGCAGCCAGCAACAACTGTCGCCCATTGATACTGGCTCGGTGTTATTATGTTCTCAACTATTATCATTTTTCTTTTACCTCAACCCCAATTCCCGCAATTATAGGCCTCGTCCTCTTTCTGCTGCAAATATACAATATGAAGGGTTTGGAGCGCCTTAACGAGACCTTCGTAATTCCACATAGATTCTTCTGGCTCCAATTCCATCTCTGCCAGATGATCCACTACTCTCTCAATTTGTGTGTAAATCTTATCACTCAGCATTTTCTTTTACCTCTATCATTGAATTAGGATGCCTAGGGAAAAACATTTCTGTTTCTACCCGTGGAATCTCATATATACGGACTTGGCATTCGCTCCACGGGTAGAACATCTCGTCTATTTCCGGATGGTCTTCCAGGATTTCTAAAAACTTCTCGTATAAATTCTCCATATCTACCTTGTGCCTAAATAGATTGCGATGCTAACCAGGATCAGAAGCAGGAGCGCAATCCAGATAGGGGAGAGCACCCAGACCCATGACCAAGTGATTACGTTCATAAGTTTTAATGCAATAAATAAGAGGGTTAGTAGTCCAGCGAAGCCAACGCTGCCCCCAGTGTTTGAATTGTTATTGTTCATTTTCGTTCTCCTCTTCATTATCGATCCAACTCCATTCGCTTGAGTTATCACCTGTCCATATTGACATTTGTTGTTTCCTTTCAGATGAATTGCTCCAGTTAATCTGAAAGGAAATGTGCCAACAGCATAATCATTGCAGGCGATATAGCAAGCAAAATTGATTTAATGTTAATCATAACTGCTCCTAACAAAACCACCTATCATCAAACCGATATCCGTTCACGTTCCTTACACCCTCCCGGAAGTTGTTTTGGTTTCCCAGATTGTACGGATCGTTCTGCTTCTCATCTACCAGATCGATGAATTCATCGAGATTGACTATGTTATCGTACTCATCCATGATAACATAATCGTTTCTTTCAACTGTGTATTTCCGTAACCAATCCTTCACTTCGTCATAGCTGTTCCATACAATGGGCGGATCATGGTATTGGTTGTCCTGTGCCTGGAACAGAAACAGCCAGCCCCATGAGGACTTACCGATATGAACAGGCTCCCCAACCGTAGGTCTGGTACGGACAGCGTAGTAATTAGTTCCCATTTTAATTCTCCTTAACCAAACGCCATAGAGTCTGCTTCATTATCAAAGAAGCGGCAAGCCCACCAGGTGTTCTCTTTTTCATCATAATAATTATAATACACGGCTATATCACCGTTGGCTAAATCCCACGCTGCTTGTTTGCATGCTTCTTGAAATGTGTCCGCTTCATACCGCCCAACGAGTTTATGCTCGCCACTTTCTCCGGTAGAGGCATAGCCTTCCATCCATACTTCATATTCTTTCACTCTTCTGGCTCCTTGTATGGCTTGTCCATCCAAGAGTCCGGAATGAAGATGCCGTTGTCTCCGAAAGAAAAAACGCGAGATATATCATTAGGAGAATAAGGGAATACTTCTTCAAACTTATCCCGGTTAGTAGGCGCGGATTTCTTGGATTCTTCGTAGGCCTTGATCTTCTCGATAAATTCCTCTGGAGTAAACTTCCGTAGGACATCACTGACTAGATCGAATTCTCCAAATATTTTAGCCATATCCGCAATTGTAAGCCCGCCTTCCGAAGTATCTAGATACAGCTTCTTTATTGCCCACCACAGTACATAACGTGCATCATCAGCGCCTTTGTCGTAGCCATTCTGATAGATCTGATCTTGAGCTTCTTCCAGGCCGGTTGCATAACCTTTGTCGTAACCGTTCTGGTAGGCTTCACCTAATTTCGCCTTGCCTTCCTCAACAGTCCAGCCGGAGAGTTCCTTGTAGGCTACGTCCTTACCGCTATCATAGCCATGCTGATACCCAAGGTTGTACTGCATGTTAGTATCCACTTCATACTTGTCTTTGGCTTTTCTCTCAGCAGTTTCATAACCATGGTAATATCCGTTATTCCAGATACCGCTCAGCTCGGACCGGATCGCAGGGCCAAAAGGAGTATGCCGTTCGAGATAGTCGTTAATTACTTCGTCTTGTGTTTTCATATTCATTCCTCCCTATTCAGTAGATCAAGGATTTCTCCAAGATCAGTCAGGACCATATAGTCAATATGCGATATCATTGGCTGGCCCTTAATCAAGCCGACGACACCCTTTACTTTGGCTTTCACTTCTTCGATATCCTTTTGGCTAAATACCACTATTTGCTTCATTCTTTTTGCTCCTTGTATGGCGAATCTAACCACTCGGATTGTTTCTTCCTCCAGCTCTCATCTTTTGACTGGATCGTAAAAGCGCGCCGGTCTCTATCAAGGTTAGTGTTGCACTCTATTGTCAGGCCGAACACTTCCTCAAACTTATCCCGGTTAGTAGGCGCAGATTTCTTTGGCCCTTCTTTGTAATCCTTTACCTTCTTAATAATCTCCTCTGGAGTAAAATTCATAAATATGTCTTCAAGGAAATAAGTGTTAAATATCTTCTCAACAGCTATACCTCCAAGACCGCCACGATCAGGAGAGAGAATAACCTTCGACACCGCCCACCACAATACATAACGTGCATCATCAGCGCCTTTGTCGTAGCCATCTTGGTAGGCTTCTACGTCCTTGCCCGCATCGTATCCGTTGGCATAGCCTTTATTGTACTGACGGTGCAACTCTTCGGTTACGTCGAGCGCACCAAAATCTCGACGACCACGGATATACCCATTCTCCCAGATGTTCTCCAGCTCAGAGCGGATCGTCTGACCTTCTGGCGTGTGCCGTTCAAGATAGCCGTTAATTACTTCGTCTTTTGTTTTCATATTCATTCCTCACTTCGAATCTTGTCCGCACGTTATTTCGGTTCCATAGTAAACCGGAATTGTGGATGGCGTCGTCTTCTGCCACAGATCGTTAGAGATCAGTGATGACCTATTCTGAACGCTTGCTTTCCCATCCGCGACACCTTCGTTATATGCGTCTTCTACCATCTTCCGGATCTCATCCACTGTGATCAGAAGCTTTCCATCCTGGTCAGCTTTTAAAATTATAGGTCTCATATTTCTGCTCCTTTGTATGGTTCATCCCATTTGAGAACGGGTCCTTTTACAGCGTTTATAAAATAGTCTTTACTAAATATAACGTCTCCGTCTGGCAAGAAACCAAACACTTCTTTGAACTTCTGAGCATTGGTGATAATAGGATGCTCTTTGTTCCACTGTTCGGTAACTCTTATTATTTCTTGTAGTCTCTCCTCAGTAGAATCAGGTATATTACATCCTGTATTTTCTAATGGGCAACCTATACAACCTGTGTGCGATTTACACATTCGCCTGTACTCTTTCAAAAATTCAATCGCTTCCATGCTCGTCCTCCTTTTCTTTGTAATGAGAGCAGTATTTGGGTGTGATATAAAACCACTTCCAAAGCTCTCTGCATCTACGTTTACCTTTCCAATCTTTAAAGGACATATATTTGCATTTATCGCACATGGAGTCACCTTTTATTAATTTGGGAATGACGCATAAAACGTATGCAAGCAAAGCACTAAAAAGCCCTACGGCTATGCCGATGTAGTATTCAATTGGCATTTTCTTTTACCTCCTTTTTCAGCCATTTAAGACAGCAATCAAGGCATGTAGTAGTCTGGCAGTTATCGTCGCACCAAGCAGGCCAGTATCTTTGATGAATAAGAAGAACCATCAGTTCCTCATCACTCATCTGTCGTATTTTTTCTCCGTTAGTCATGCGCTTATTATCTGTTTTTTCTCCTAACTTTCTTCCACACATTGGGCAATAATTAATTTTGCACTCACGATGTTCTTTGCCGAATCTTAGTATCAGTGCGTCCGGATAATGATAATATGCGTGTGCATTCTTATCCAACGGGCTAATATATCCGTCTCTGTCTTCGTGACAGTATTCGCAACTCATGCTCATTCCTCCGCTTCGATGATGGTTGGTGCGCTATCAATATCATCCAAGCAAACCACTTTTCTTACATCATCTTGTTGTAATGCAGCGGAAGCATAGTACCAATTATCTGCTAAAGCATCCGCATCAATCAATCTGCCGTGCGGTGTAGGAATATTACTGATAGGGCAATCTGGATGTCTACTTGTAGCATAGTCATCGAATCCAATGTACAGCTCACATCCAATCTGTTTGCAGAATCCTACATGGCAAGCACCACAATACTGCGGTACTTCCACATTCTTTATTATGACACTCATCTTTAGCCCTCCTGGTATATGATGTTGAGCATAAAGTGTTTTAGTTTTTCTATCATCTCATTCACTATTATGGCTTTTGGCGGAGCAAGCCTATCTACTACGACACTGTAATCTGTGCGAACCGGATCTTCGATCTTATGTGCTTCTCCATTCTCATCGATGTATTCATGGACGAGAGTAAGTCTGTATCTCTCAAAAGTCATGTTTCCTCCTCTGCCTTGTGCAAACGCTGATTCAACTCCATAACAAGTGCTGGAACTTCAATCGCCATCATGCGTTCGCCGCCAACGGCGAATGCGATGTCTGCACAGTTGCCAACGATGCACTTTACAAAGTCTTCCCATTCCTCGTCCCGCCAGTGAACGGCAGTGTAATAGATTGCCGCAAGCTGTTTGGCAATTTCGGCTTGCTTCTTTCTGGTGATTATTATCATGTCTCGCCCTCCTCCGCTTCGATGATTGTTGGTGCATTATCTATTGCTTCCTCTATTTCATCCAAAGAATAGCCGTACTGCCCTCCAATAAAAGCATTTCTTATCTCAGTATCCGCATCGATCAATCTGCCGTGCTGCGGGACTTCAATGAGAGGACACCAATCTGGCCTTCGCTCTTCACAATCGTTCTCTAATTGCTTGTAAAGATGCGCTGCTTTGCAAAGATAAAACCCATCATTGGTAAAGTCACAATCGTAACAGCTTTCCGGCATCTCCATGCCCTTAATGTAAACGCCCATCACTCGTTCCTCGCAATCGAAGCGTTCGCCCACATCACGGCCTCTTCAAGTCTGGTAAATGCGAGGGACTTTTCCCGGCTATCCGGACAATATTCATTGATATAGGCGGCAAGCATCTTCGCCTTATAGCGGATGCGCTCATACCTCTCAGGCTGTCCCTCTTTTGGTGCATGGTAGGTGTAGTTATTTTCGATCTCGCTGTTTTTCATGCTCATTCCTCCTTCGGTGGTTCTGGGAGCGGCATCCAAAACTTCACAAGCCAACTGTATATTTGCTGGCCTTTTTCATCATACCAATTATTCCCATTTCGGAATGAAACAGGAGCCGCCATCCCATACCTAAGCATTCTTATGGGGTTGTATGACGAGTCGGTATATACTATGTAGAATCCTGGTTCATCCGGCAACCGCTCTGTTACGGGAATCCATTTCGGCTTGCTCAGTTTTTCAATGGCATCAGCGGCTTCATCCATGATGCAGTTTTCCATCTGGTTGATTTGCTTGAACAGACGCGCTCTCATTCTCAGCCGCTTTACCAGTTCGTCATACATCAGCTTTCCTCCTTTTCATTCAGCCAATCACAGTATTTCTTACATTCCTCTTCGTTTAAAAACACTGCTCTGTAGCAATTAATTGATTCTAAGTTCTCCGGTAGTTCTTGATAGAAATCAGCTTGTGTTGACCAGATATCCCCATAACTGCCTTCATCAGCAAGTTCGAAGTTATAACTGTCGATCGTATTATCAATGGAAAATCTTAAGCATTTCACCTCTTTTGGTGAATAACGGATTTTTTTCTTAGCACACTCGCACTCTTCTGTCATTTGCCTGCCCATTGGGGAAACATAATGAATACGCCTGTTTGCATCACACTTATCGCACTTTGGCAATTCTTCGTAGGTAATATGTGGTCTATATCCTTTTCCTGCGATGCTTTTCAGAATATCTGCCGCTCTCTGTCTCTTGGCTTCTCTCTCTGCGTTTTCAGTTTTATAGCGCAATTCACGCATAGCACTGTCATGTTCTTTCTTGATTTGGCTCCAGTTCTTTTTGACTTCTTGAAGCTCCGCATTTTCCTCTTCCAATTTTCGAATGTGGTCTTTAATCTCTTGGCGTGTATTGTCGATAATCGTTTGCTTGAATTCAGACATCATTACGTCAAATTCTGATGGTTCATAGTAATTATCCCAGTAATCCATTCATGTTTCCTCCTTCAGCGGTTTATAAGGCTTTGGTTTCGGCATCCATGCCACTATGCCGTCCATATCTCCGTTATCTTCAAAATAGCAACCGTATTCTGGATCGTAATTAAAAGTATCAATTCTAACGTTCCCATATCTGTTGCAAGTCAGTACCTCTTCGCCATCATCTGGCATCTGCGATGTGAAGATTATTGCGTCTTCGTCTTCAATGTCATATCCGATTTTTGCTGACCACTCTGCGCGTTCTTCTTCATCCATTGGTCTTGATTTAATAGGAATCCACTCGCTCATGTTTCACCTCTCATGTCAGCACCGCAGTTGGGGCAGAAATCGTACTTTGTCGTGATACCGATGTAGTGGAAATCGCCATCACATACGGAACAATGGAAACAATACGGTTTCCCATTCGGCTCATATTCCAACACCCACTTCCCCCGCACCACAGGCCGCACATCAGCGGCTGGTTGTCTGTTAATTAAAGCATACACACCCCAGTTGTCCCAACCATCTCCTGTCATTGGGCCAGATATTCTTTTCGCCTCGGCAAGCAAAGCATCTCGATCAATGTACTCAGCCATTTTCTTTCTCCCATCGTGAGCAAAAATCATTCCACATAATACAGCCAATATTTAAAAATGAGCATGGCGCACAGCCCTGGACATTATGTACTCCTTCATAGTATTTGCATGTATTGCACGATCTCCGCTCGACAAGATTCCCTGTTTCATAAGCGTCCATGACAAGTGCCGCTTTCTGAAGAGCATATATCTCTCCTGTATCGAAAGGCTTTTCGATGCAGTTCTCTTCCAACTTAATTCGTTTCAGAATCAGTTCTTTGGCATGTGAGATAGATTGTTTTGATGGGATATACTTATCCATCTTCCTCTACCTTCCTACTCTTCCAGTACTGGCCACCTGTGCAGAGTACTACACTGTTGCACATCCAGTCCTTTTCCTTACCATCCCATGCCGCATACCGACAGGCCCAGCACTCTCCGTATCCTTCAGGCTTTGGCTTCTCCGGTTTTGGCTCTTCTTTCTTCTCAGGAAGCCACCACATCTTGCGGTCTGGCTTGATCAGCTTCGAACCGCACTTCGGACAGAAATTATCATAGAATACAGACTCATGACATCTAGCGCATTCGCCGATCCAGTAATATTCTTCTTCCTCACAACCCGTCGGAATCCAATCAGCTTTGACTTGATTGGGTTTAGCATACTCCACGCCGTCCTGGTAGCCCTTCATGTACTGGTTACGATCATACTGAAGAGCTTTCATTAGTTCCTCTTTGTCAACGATGACATCCACTTTAGCGAGAACCTCTGTCATGATTGCATCATCGTATCTCTGTACAGTCATCGGAGTAAATGAATTCACTAACTCTATCGGGCTTTTATACATTTACGCAACATCCTCCACAAGTTCAAAGGTATATCCCTTCACCATTCGATTCGTTCCATCCTTACGCTTATGGTACACAGCGGTGCAGATAGAGTTGGCATAGCAGCTGGGAAGGCCAAGTCCTTCGCAAGTCTCTCTATAGCTGTAGTATATCTCGTCCGTTTCAATAACCCGGATCTTGGTTCGACCACGCGTCTCACTCGGATAGCCTTCGAAAGCTTTAAGGTACAAGCCATATACGCTCTTATCGACACGCGTGTCTCTACTGCCGGAGTACAGAACCACAGTTCCTTTTCCACTTGTCTTCAATATTCTTCCGGTCTCATTGTTCCGAATTCTCAAGCCGTTACTAACAGAGTACTTCGGATACTCTTTTATTATGCGCCATTCTTCTTGCATAGCATTAGCTCCTCATTCATTTGTTTCGAATTGAATCATATCATAAGACTCAGAACGAGTCAATAAGAAAAATAAAAAAACTACTCCTCGTCCTCGTCGTCACATCGCTCGTAGAAGTTCATCTCGAAATCATCTATTGGCATGAACACAACATCGTTTCTATTTGCCTGATTTGAATACGCTGCCCAGATGTAATTAATAATCCAGAGCTCCTCTTCCTGACTTACCATCACTACATAGTTCTCGTCGATCAATGCCTTTACAATTGGCCAGACATTCTCCTCGTGATGTAAAGCTATCTCCTGTTTCGGTATACGATCAGCCATTCTTTTTACCTCTCTTTACTACCGGTTTCGCCTGTTCTTCCGTCGATTTTTTAGGGATGAATTCGTCGAAAAGCTCGTGAAAGAAATCTCCAATTGTTTCTTTTGAAGGAAATTCCTTATCAATCCAGGCTCTGTTTTTGCTTATCGACCCGTCGTTTGATTCAATTTTCGCAGTGGCATATGCTCCCGGAAGCCCTTCTACGTTTGAATAAACTTGCATGGAAAGTGTATACTTCTTATCCGATTCCATTAGAATATTTCCTTTCTTCGAATATAAATACCGCGAGTAAAATTGAAATCAATCCTCGGCTATGCCCGCCTTGACAATAATTAAAAATTGTGTTAAACTTTTATTGTGGTATTTGTGTGGTAATTACAAATTGTTACAGGCCCAAACCACCAGTGATTACTGGGCAGTTGGAGGTTTAGGACAGTATTCCTCTGACTCCGTATGTGAGGGTTCGAATCCTTCTCCCGCTGCCACTTCAAAAAGTTCTCAGATTTGAGTAAATCGCTTGAATCTGGGAACTTTTTTTATTACTTTGATTTCACATTTGTTGCAAACATGAGTAAAAGTAATAAACAAATGTTGCGAATGTGTAGCAACTGTTGTTGTTTTTACGTGGTACTTACGGGGTACAAAGTCAAAGTCCGCATTTGTGTGGTGGTTATGTGGTAGTACTACCACATGAGTACCACATTTATGTGGTACAATTTTTATTAGCCTAAAGCCAATCGGAGACTATCAGAATTAATTTTTTCTGCGGTTTTAGGCAATTCCTGTTCAGCCATATATTCTGCATAAATAGCCATCGTGATATCCGGTGAAGAATGCCCCATCAGATACTGCGCTTCTTTAGGCTGCATCCCGCTGGCGATCCATCTCGTGCAGCAGGTGTGCCGCAGAACGTGTGGCGTAACGTGAAAGTCCAGCGTCGGCTTTAGATGATATCCAGTGCTCGGTCCGCCCACTGTCCGGTTCGTTACGAAACTCCACATGCTGCGGATGGATTCTGCTGTCATGAAGCTTCCAGACTTACAGGGGAACACGTACAGGGATTTGCTTCCAGACTTCAGTGGCTTCAGAACCTGGTAGATCTCCGGTGCCATCGGGATCTTCCTGTGGGCCGCATCGGATTTCATCATGGTGTTGATCTCGCCCTGCCGATTTGACTTCGGCCACACGATAGATCTTTCCACACTGATCATCCGGTTCTCAAAATCCAGATCCTTCCACATCAAACCAGCAGCCTCGCCTTTACGCAGACCGCTGAATAGACAGGTGACGATGAACGGGTACACCCTGGTCCCTTTGGTAGCTTTCAGTAAAGCCTCGCACTGTGCATCCGTCAGCGGCCTTACCTTCTCTGGTTTATCAGCCGTAGCTTTTTTATTGAAGGCAGGGGAGCGAGGGATGATATCATTCTCTACAGCTTTGTTGAAGATCTTGTTCGTGTACGTCAGCACCTTTTCCTGTGTGCTCTTCGACAGGTGGGAGATGTTCAGCAGCATACGATCTATGTTCGCTGGCTTAATGTCCTTAACCCTTCTGTTACCGAGCTCTGGGAGAATGTACCGCTTGACAATATCTTCTGTTGATTCCTTTGTCCGTACATGGAGTTTGCGCTGGGCCTTATACTCTTCGAGCCAGAGCTCGGCAAGTTCGCCAAACGTCGTGCTGTTACCGACGTCATATCCCATAAGAAGTTTGCGCTTCGCTTCTTCTCTTTTCTGCTCAGCCTCCTTCTTTGTCTTGCCGTAAAAGTACTTCCTGCTCTTGTCCGGGAGCTGAAGAGATACTTTAACTAATTTTTTATTGGCCATTTGTTTTTCCTCCTGTTAGCTTGCAGGCTTAGTGGAGGATTGATTTCCTCCACATTGTAACCTACACATACGGACAAAGTCAACCAACTTTTGGTTGAAAATTTATAATCGGTCTCTGGTAAAGGTGTAGTACCGACTATTCCGATCTCGGTCCTTAGTTACTTCAATCTCGTCCTTATTCAAAAAAGAATCTGCCAGACTAAAGACCCTGAGTCCTAACTTCCTTGGGGAGTCGATCCCATCTCCTGCTGTCGAATAGGCCTTTATACAACCGTCGTACAAATCCTTCGCCGATACCTGCCATACTACAGGATCTTGATCTGTTTCCGCTTCCAACAGATTCATATGGTTCTTTACGTATTTCACCACCGGCTCGCCCTGGTACAACCTATCTTCCTCTGTCTCTCTGACTTCCTTCTCAGATCCAAGGTTCTCCCAGCGATAGGAGATCTGGTTGAAGGTCATCATGTACGTCTGCTTGTTTATGTCTCGGCCTGTGAGTTCCAGCTTCGCCTCGTCATCATCCCACTTCTTCTTGGACATACCGAACGCATAGTCGATAGCACCGGACAGACCATTCGTACCACTGATGTTTCCGATCAGGTCGTTTGGATCTATGATCTTTCTCGTGTGATGGACAAGAAGAATCGAGATATCTCTCTTCAGGGCGAACTTCTGAATCTTACCTGCATCGTTGTAGTCGTTGGAGTACGCGCCCTCTGATCTTTTGGCAGGTGGCCTGACCTTCTGCAGAGTGTCGATTACGATGAACTTAATCTCCGGGTACATCTTTAGATACGCATCGATCTCATCAAAGAGTCCTTCGTCCATAGTAGGGCAGTCTTCTTTATGATAGAACCACGCAAGCTCCTTATCCTTACCGGATACCTCATCCAGACGATTCTGGATTCGACGGTCGTTATCTTCCAGGGCATAGTACAGGACCCCGGACTTAACCGTCTTCTTCCCGAAGAACTCTCGGCCTGTCGCTATAGAGATAGCCAGGTCCAGCGCAAACCACGACTTACCAAACTTCGGAGGAGCTACCACCATACCGAGCCCCGTCGTCACCATGTCCTCCACGAGGAAGACAGCTGGCTTAATGTACCTGCTGAGAAGCTGGTTGCCGTTCTCCAGAGGAGGAGCGAGCTGCTTCTTGGACTCGCCCAGATCTTTGAAGACATCATCAGCCGTGTAAGCACTCTCCGGAATCATCTCACCTTTTTCGAATTTCTTCGCAGACGTAGCAATTGATCTCAGCTCGTCGTCCCTTAGAGGAGGATCACAATACTTATCATTGAACAGACGGATCGATTCAAGAATGATATCTGTATCTAGTCCAGCCCCGCGAAGCTTTGATGCGTACCGGAACACAGTGAGGTTCCGCATACCCTGTGGGATCTTCCCGTCGTCAGCAAAGGCTATCGTTGTATCCGATGAAGTTGTGGGGGAGTACTCGACAGGCTTCATCCCGCCTGGATCTATCTCGTCCAGAATTTCATCCGGATCAATAGGAGTATCCCCGCCTTCCCAGAATGCATAATGCGCATCCCATGAAACGGAAGGCCAGAACATCAGGCGCTCCGGTTGGTCGGTTGTTTCGTCTATAGTATTCGAACCGACCCATGATGCAACCACTCCTACCAAAGCTTTGTATTCCTCCGACGTTACAGGCCGGGTAAGTGGGAACAGCCAGCGGAGTCTTGGGTTCTCTTCGGTGCTGGTATGGGTGGAGTGACAGAAGAACATCACATGCTCGTTCAGAAACTGGAAGTCCTCTACGTCATGATTGGTTGCATCGTCCGCGTCAATGGTAAGAATGTATCTGCTCTTCAGCAGTTTCTTCTCGCGCTTGCCGCCCTCGAATTCTCCGGCCACATAGCCACCAACATCTTTTGCTTCCGTGCGATCCTCGTTAGGCATCGCCCAGTATTCATCGATAGACTCTTCCGTATAGATCGGAGTCTTCAACCGCTTAACCAGATCGGACCAGGTGGTGTTCTTTATTATGCCGTTTGGGTTTCTCCTACTCGTGAATTCAGTTATTACTATATCCACGGGGCCTCCTTCAGTCCGACTGCATCGTCAAATAGTTTGCAGCGTCCTTGCCGTATTTTGTAGAGATACGGTACAGAGACACGAAAGGATTCCAACCACACTCTACACAGTCATGCTTATAACAACCAACACAGCAATTATAAATACAATCTGGAGCGTCATCGTATGGACCGACCCACACTTCATCAGAAATATTCTGGTCCATGCGGTGCTCCTTTCCCGCCGGAGATCTCGATCCACTTCTGCATATTACGCAGACCTCGTTCCGCTTTCTCCGCTCGTTTTTTATATTCCATTAAGTCCTCACTTAGCATCTCTGACAGCCGCCTCAGTCTCATAGCCTCACTCATCCACGCATAAATGTTATTGAGATCCGCTTGCCTGTGCTCTTTCTCTTTATCCTGCTGGGCCTTCAGCTCTGACTCGAGAGCAGCTATCTTTACTTCTCTGTTCCTTACTTGCTCTTCCAGTTTCTCGACCATCGGTTTGTACTCTTCGACGGTCAGGAACTCTTCGATCTCATCCTGTGTACTTCGGATCTTCGGCATCCCTCACCCTCCAGTACTCATCCAGCAGCTCTTGAAGATAATGTGCCGCCGTACCCGGAGCATAGGTAACTATGTCAGCCAGATAACTCCCTCTGGGTATCCAGTGTATATCATCCCCGTCCTTTGAATAGATGTGCGCGCCAGCAATAAACGGATAGAACATAACCAGATCGGAGGGCTTCTCAATTTGAACAGGACGATCATCCCCACCATACGAATAAAAGATCTCTGAGCCTAAACGCTTGTAGCATTCATACGGAGTCTCACCCGGCTCACAGGCGATCATACCGAACCAATCGTATAGATCACATTTTCCGGAAAACTTACTCATACTTCTCCAGCTCCTCTGCTATTGCTTTCGGCACATCCTTCCTACGGATTCCGCGCCGTACCTCTTTACCATCAATCAGTAGGCGGAACTTATCTCCAGGTTCTGGCAGAAGCTCCAGCTTACCGTAGCTCATGTAATGAGGCTCACTCATCGGCAGGAACCTCTTCTGTATTTTCCAGTGCACTGATCTCGATCTCCCCTCCGCAAGCTGCATACCCTGCGAGGTCAATCCAGTTGTCAGCTTTAGCATGGCCGGATGCGATACGGATGATCTTCAGCATGGCAAGCATGGCAGCAACGTCTTTAGCATCCAAAAGTCTATGCCCAGTTCTTGCAATGTAGATGTTCCACATAGCAGCGATGGAAAGAAAATTTGTTTCCGGAGTACCATAGTCTTGCTCACGATCACCGTTCACACACTGTAGTGCTCGGCCGAGTATCTCTTGTCTTGTCATTTGTTCATTACCTCTTCTTTATATTTTCCAGTTTCATTCACCCAGGTAGCACATGCTTCGAGGGCTTTGTTATGGTCGTAGAATAACTTCCGCTGGGAGAGTTCCTGCTTATCCCGCAGTATCAGAAGGATCATATCCCAGCTCGTACCCATGATGTATCTTCGCCAGAGGATGTCCTTATAATACAGATCGATCTCCGCGTCTCTTATGAATGACTTAATTATTTCCCGTTTCTTCTCAACGATCTCTTCCCATCTATGAAGACTGGTCTCGGCATCCCCAAGATTTGCGAGCGTCGCATTCCGATCAGATCCTCCACCACCCGGCATCCCTGTTATTGCGGTTGTGGTTTTCGTAGCAGCCTCATACATCGACAGGTATTTATTCCGCTGGTCCTCCGAAAGGGAGGAGAAGAGAAGAGCGGATTCGAGGAAGGACTTTACAGCTTCTGTATTAACTCCCATAAATGGCGTTCTCCTTCTTCACCCCAGAAATGAAATGCGCGGTCATCAATAAACAGATGGGCAATTACCTTGCGAGGATTCTGCCCCGTATTCTGTATAGTTTCCGGGACATTATCATTGACTGCATCAAACTCAAGACCGTAGTCCTTGCACCACTCGACCGCCTCGTCAAGGTAGTGCCCCTCTCTACTTGTCCACAGGATAAGCTTGACCCCCATGGTGTGGGCCAACTTCAGCAGCTCAATTAGGTTGACATTCGGTTTCCCAATATTCGGCCAAACCCCTCCAGTAGTAAGCGTCCCGTCGAAGTCGATCGCCCAGATCTGGGTTTTCTTCTCCACCTTTTTTTCCTTTTCTTTTTCGCGCTTTTCTTTTTGTTTCTGTGCCTGGGCCATTAGCTTTAGCCCCTGGATCACCGCTGGGTTCGTTGCATTTATCTGAATCTTCGGCTGCTTTATCTTTTGCATTCTGCGTCTCCTTATAGTCGTTGTGGTACCAGTCGAGGATATCCTTATCTTTCAGACTGTGGAACCAGTAAAGAACAGCTTCGTCTTCCGTATAGAACCTGGGGTAGTCGTCCATGTACATAGCCATTGCCACCCACTCGGGACCGAAGCCATACTCTACCGGATTGGAGCCATTATGTTTCTCGTACAGCTTCAGATCTATCATGCGTCCACCTGCATCATCAGCTTGAGAAGATTGTCCTGCAGCTCTTGGATCTCATCACGCATGTTGATCCAGCTATCAGAACGCTCATCATATCTGAGGCAGTCCCCGGGAATAAAGTAGCCTGGTGTATCATAGCCACCTTCCCTCTGTACATATTCAAAGTACTTCTCCGCTCTATCCGGATCACTGATGAACATATACGTCGCATGTTCAAATGCTTCGAGTCCACCCTGGTTACATTTTTCGAATGTGTAGGTGAACATATCCACACCGTCGATGCATCTCAGCTGTTCCTCATATTCGAGGCATTCTTCCTCGGTCTCGAACTCTTCGCCGTCGTCTGCGATATAAATGTTTTTAATCGTCATGTTTAATGTACCTCTTTAGCGCATCTAATAATGATTTCTGTGTTGCGTTCTTACTCTGTAGTACTTTCAGCACCTTCTCATCCAGCGTACCCTCACAGATAATGTGATGGACAATAACCGGATGCTCCTGCCCCTGCCGATGCAGACGGGCGATAGACTGCTGATAATTTTCCAATGAATAGGGGAGGCCGAACCACACCATGATATGTGATCCTTCCTGCAGGTTGATACCATAACCTGCAGAAGCCGGATGGCAGAGTAACATTGGTATCTCTCCGTTGTTCCATCTCTGGATATCCGCGCTGTCTTTCAGCACAACTGCTTCCGGGTGTCGCGCCTTTATCCTGTCTACGTCATGCTTATAACTGTAGAACACAAGGATCGGTTGCCCCTGGGAGGACTCGACTATTTCATCGAGCGCATCCAGCTTCTGATCGTGGAGGTGAAAGACCCCTCCGTTGTCATCGTAGACTGCTCCGTTTGCCATTTGTAATAACTTCCCGGAGAGCGTTGCTGCTGTCTCCCCAACAACTGCGGAGTCCATGGTATCAATTGATCCAAGCTTGCTTTCGAGAAGAGGCAGGACTTTATCAACTTCGAACTGCTCATATACTTTCCGTTCTTTCTTCGTCATCTTAACTCGGACTTCATTAAAGATAAGCGGTGGTATCTGCAGCCAATCTTCTTTACTCATGGATAGACAGATGTCCGAGAGTCTTCTGTCTATCTTTTCTTTTGCTCCGGTTCTCAACTTGTACTCGTATACGATGAACCCGTTGTGAGCACCGGCATAAAAGAACTCCTGCCGATACGAACCGATAAACTTACCCAGTCGCTCGCCATTATCGATCAGATAAATCTGAGCCCATAGGTCCATATATCCGTTCGATGCCGGTGTACCGGTCAGACCCCAGACGTAATCGCACTGCTTGATCACTCGCTTGAGCATCTTGAATCTCTTGGCTTGTGGGGATTTGAAACTGGACAGCTCATCTATGATAACCATATCGAATGGCCAGATCCCGTTCGTATATTCCACAAGCCACTGGACATTCTCCCGGTTGATAACATAGATATCTGCTTCAGCCTCCAGGGCTGCTATCCTGTCTGACTTGGAACCGAGTACTTTGCTTACCCGGAGGTCATGTAGGTGATCCCATTTTTTCTGTTCAGCTGACCAAGTGGACTCGGCCACTCGCTTCGGAGCTATGACCAGAACCTTTTCAACTCTGTAGTCATCGATCAGTTCCTTCGCTACAGTTAATGAAGTGACCGTCTTCCCCAGTCCCATGTCCAGGAAGAGAGCACAGTGGGAATGGGTACGGAGGAAGTCCATTGCTATGATCTGGTATGGCTTAGGCTTGAATTCCATACAGCTTATTCATTCTTTCCTTTACCTCGGCCACAAGTTGCTCCCGGATAGGTATAGGAGTTCTCCGCAAAACAGGGAGGCCTAACCTTATTCTGGCTTGACATACTGAGTGAGGATGATATTTCGAGTGACTTGCTATGTCGTCATCGTCCTTCGACGTAACATAGTACTGCAGTACTACATTCTCCACACCGGATAGTCCCTTCTTCGGTCTGCCTCCATGGTTCTGCCTCGTCGTCCTCTCACCGCTAGGAGTGCTGCGTTTGCCCTTGCTGTCAATGCAGTTAACACAACGGGGGAACGGACAATTCAGACACATGTTGATCATGTTCAGATCGTCTCCAACAAGTTCCTGATGAAACGCAGAACTTTTTTTCTTTTTCATTTAGTCGTCTCCTCTTACCTTATAAACATCCATCGCATACAACAGACAAAGATCAGAGCAGTAATAAACATTGTTATCCATCTCGTAGCGATCATCGTAGGACCAGATCTCCTGGCCGCATACGTCGCAATGTCCTACAAGATAGGGACCTTCTGGATCTATTGTCATGGCTCTAACCCTCTATTACATAAGCTGTTTGTTTTGTTTTTCATCTGGTCCTTTAGAGGTATCCAAGTACAATTCTCTGGGCAGTAATTTCCATAGACATTTAGGCGCTCAATTGTCAGTCCTTTACGATAACCGTTATTCAACGCCCACTCTCTGAAGGCCGGATAATCCAGCCACTCTTCGCATACCGTTATTCCTTTTGCACCGTACCATTTATAATCGCGGCTGTTTGAGTTCAAGCACCGCTGCTTCAATGTTCTATGAACGTTGTATAAGTCCTCTCCGCAGAAGCCGTGCTTGGTTGCTTTCTCTCTATTCACATCGGCCGATAAACATCCGCAGCTCTGCGTAGTTTCTTCGCGCAGCCCTCGGTAAGGAATCCATTTCTCTTTCCCGCAATCGCAATGACAAAAGCATCGAATGGATTTGCCCTTATATTCTTGGGATAAAACAGTAAGCCGACCTATCTTCTTCCCTACAAGGTTCTGTGCTTTAGCGTGTAGTTCGTCAATATGCAGACAGCCACAACTGCGAGTATCCCCGCTTAACAAATTTCCACTCGTAATAACTTTCTGATTTCCACAATCACACTGGCAAAGCCACCTAGCCTTTCCGGCTTTTGTGTTTTCAGCTGGAGCAATTACTACAAGCCTACCGAACCTTTGTCCCATTAAGTTCTTTCTGTTCCAAGCAGCCATATAAATCAATCCTTTTTATAGAACATAGTTTCAAAACCATCGGCATTAAGCGGGAGGCCTTCCATCCACGGAGCGCCTTTGCACATCAACCGGATGGCTTCTTCCAAAGAGCCATGGTCAAAGGGATCTGTGATAATAACCTCATCATGTACAGTAGCCCGGACATCGTATCCGGCTTTGTCCAGATTGAAGAGTGCTTCCTTGAGGCAGTCTCTTGCGGTGGCCTGGATGAGATTTTCTGTCAGTTTCCCGCCGAATGTCTCTGTACGCTCCCACTTACGTGTCGTCTGGTTCATACTCATGTAGGTCATCGACGGACGGCCCCATCGGTCCTGGCCCATAGCCGCTCCCCAATAGGCTATCCGTCTTCCAGATGGGAGAGTCATCCACATCACCCCGTCTTCCATGTCAAATCGGATGTGACCGACAGTGGAGATCGTAGGTCTACCTTTTTTAATACACCGGATGGCAGCGTCCTCTAAGGATTTCCATAGTGCGGTAATATGCGGTGAAGCTTCTCTCCACTTGGATACCAGATCGGACATTTCTTCTTCGGACATGCCCATGCGGTCTGCCCCAAAATTCTTCATCGCTCCTACGCCACCGCCGTATCCGCAATTGTGGACGAGCTTTCCAGATACAGTGTAACGATGGTTCGGTCCGGCATTTAAGATGTCATACACCTTTACTTTGTTCTCAAGACACCGAACTTCCGGACCACGAGCCGCTGGGTACTTACCATCTCGTAAAACCCAACCGCCTATTGCCGCCCAACCAAATGGGGCTGCCTCGTCTGTAGCAGTAAGAAATACTGGATGATCTGGCGTTGCCATTAATCCTTGATACGCAATAACGAACTTCTCGCCTTGAAACACAACCCCATCATGGCTTACAAAGGACTCACCATCCCAGACTTTCATCTCGGTAGTAACATCTTGAATAGGAACGAGGCCATGATCGGTAAGAACAAGCTGGTCTTCAGCTATACAAGCAAGTTCAATGATCTTACCCTTTGCTCTGAGTTCGCCGTTCACACCATGCTTCACAACGGGAACTTTAAATGCACGGCTGGCTGACGCGCAGTAGATATCCTCGCCATTGGCAAAAGCTTTGATCCGCCACTCCTCATTAGCTATCCAGGCGATAACTCTCGCTTCGATAGCACTGAAGTCCGCCACAATCAATCGGCTATTCTCTTCCGGTATTATCATGGTACGGATCAATGCGCTCAACGCACTCTGGACTTTCGGATACATACATTCAAAGTCTTCCTCATCTCCGAGCATCGCCCACATCCGGGCATCATCCAGATCCGGAAGAGAGTCATGCGGTAGGTTCTGAAGCTGCACTAATCTTCCTGCCCACCGCCCAGTTGACGCTCCATAGAATTGGAATGTTCCGCGGACATGATTATCTTTACAGCACGAACGGAGGAAGGCCTCATACTTTTTATTACTACTCTTGGAAAACTCTTCCCTTAATTTGAGGACTTCCTTTGTCTGGTCATCAGACAGGGAAGCGTACACATCAGCAATGGCTTTCTTATTTAAGGAAAGAACTTCGATCCCTTCCTGCTCTTCCAACCAGGATTTAATTTGTGCGGTAGAGTTAGGATTCTCCAGTCCGGTCAGTTGTTTGCAATGTTCAATCAACTCCTCACGATACTGGTTGCCAATCTTGATAGCGTTCTCGGCTAACCTCGGTTCGATGCGGACACCCTTGTCGTTCATCCGCTGATCGAGACACCAGAGCTTTTGTTCTGAGAAGTCCGGCCTCCATTTCAACAGACGCTGGCGGATTGTATTCTCCGTCTCGACATCTCGTCTGTTGTACTCGATGAATGTTGCCCACTTCTCTGGTGCATCCTCCGGTCGGTTCCGAGTTCTGCCACCATTAGTTTTAGTAGGACGGCATGGCTGACAGAAGTACCGAATAAGCTCTTTGCCTTCCTTCATCTTCGCCTTGTCTTCTGGAAGCTCCAGTGCTGCACCGACTCCGGCGAGGGAGAGGGGAAGACCACAGGACGCAGAGAGGATCATGGTGCAGCTCCATTGCTCCGGTTCACAGTACCGACCGAACCACTTAGTCAGACATGTCCTCTCAAAATTCGCATTGAACGCTGTCTTCTCGACAGCAGGATCATAAAGCCAGTCAACTATCTCAGTAGGGATCTCCTCACCCTGGGCCAGATCGATTACTTCTACCGGGCCATAGTCCAGACTGTAGGCAAAGAGCAGGATCTCGAAGTCGTCGGATTCGGTGTAGCGATATACACCGCACTTACCAATGTCCACGGAGGAGTAGGTTTCGAGGTCCGCTGAAAGAGTATGTGGCTTATTCATATCGCCTCTGCCTTCTTGAAGACTTCCAACATCTTCGGAAACTGGAGAGCGACCCAGTCTATCTCGGCCTCATCATGACCGTAGGAAGTGTGATACATACTCTGAGCTAAGCCACTCTCATAGAGGAAAGCGTGAATGATCTCATGCCGCTTAACCTCTTTCAAATAGGAACTGTAGTCCTTCAGATCATCGACCTCACCGAAAGCATCATCGGGGATAAAGATCGTCTTGATAGATCTGTCAGTGTACCCATCCACCTGCTCAAACATCGGATCGGATAGCCTGGGGACTATCTTCATCTTCCACTTGCTGCCTAAGATATTCAGATTGTAGGTCTTCAACTTCTTCTTCCTCCACGTCAATAGAAATGTAGTACTCGATCTGCGCGCCACAGTTAGTGCAATGACAGAAATGTACGATGCCTTCTCCCTCCAGCCCGACATCCGAGAAATCAAAGTCGCTGTCCCAGATCACCGCCCTGGCCAGACAATGGAAGCACTCATACATCCTTGGCTGCCTCCTTGTTATTTCGGAGATACTGCATGACGGCCTGCCATTCTTCCTTCAACGTAGGCATCATGACTATGCCGTCATTGCGATACTGTTTTTGTCGCCACTCGTTTTTCCTCATGGCATCTCTGTTCCGCTGTTTCTTTTTCATGCTTACCTACCTTTTAAATAGAGTAGTGCCGGAGAGGGGACTTGAACCCCTACGGATTTCTCCCTCAGATTTTAAGTCTGATACGTCTACCGATTACGCCACTCCGGCATATAAAGCCACCGGCTGGACTCGAACCAGCGACAACCATTACGGGCTCTAGCCATCTGAGCTACGGTGGCATAGTGAATTTTAATAGGACCAGGGGTGGGATTCGAACCCACATGGATATTCTCCAACGGTATGCACACTACCGATACGCGCCTACCAATTGCGCCGCCCTGGCTTGTGCGATCTGGTACTCCGGGAAAGAATTGAACTTTCGTTAAGGCCTTATAAGGACCCTACTCTGCCATTGAGTTACCGGAGCGGGTGTGTGGGATTTCCACCCACGCGGCTTGGTTTCAACCTGCGACCCTACTGGTGGGCCAGCTGCCATGAGGTAGATGAAAGGAGGTGGGTGTTCGCGACCACCGACACAGGTAGCATAGCCAGTTGCTGCATGTGCCTAAAACGCATATCAGAAATCCGTTCGTGCCATTGGACTCCGCGACAAGTCCGGCATAGATACGTAAGCAGAGCCGACAGGATTCGAACCTGTGAATACGTGGTTCAAAGCCACGCGTGATAGACCGCTACACCACGGCTCTATATACGGATGGGGGAAGTACCCCATCCATGGAACTTAGATATCGATGACTACATTCTCGAACTTCTTATATGCGTCGAGGAAAGCTATATGCTTATCTCCGCTATAGGTCAGCTCGTAGTACATACCATCGTGGAGAGTAGTACTCAGCAAGTACTTACAGTTCTGTAGGACCTTACACTTCCACACAATGAAGACATCGTAGTGCGGAGCGGGATCTGATGCATCGAGATGTTTGCCCACATACTCCCGGACGATCAGCTTTGCTTGAACATCGTTCATCCAAGATCACCAAAGTCTTCGTCGGAGGATGCGCCACCACCGGAGAGTCGCTCGCCATCTCTGGTCTTGATGCAGTTGCCAAGGCTCACGGCCACACCTTTGTTCCCGTTCTTATTGAACGGATAGAACTCCAGAGTGACACCACCGTAGCACCCAGCGTAGAAATCTTCCGGTCCATTGGCATCGTACCGGATACCTTCCTCCAGTACCTGCACCCCTGGCTTGCGTCTGTTGGATGCGTTGAGGAACATCATACCTTCATAGGCAGGATCGTCTTCACGTTCCTCGCCATCGCGAAGGGGCTTCTTCAGTGTGGCAGGGATCTTGCCGTTCCAGTACTTCTCCGCACCCAGCTTTGCCGCAGCAGCGATGCCGTTGTTGACAAGCTTCAGTGCCTCTTCGTTATCCTTCGGGATCAGAATAGATACCGAGTACTTTTCATACTCACTGCCTTCTGGCTTGTATGCTTCGAAGACATGCGGGAAAGAGAAGCGGACCTCGCCGATTCGAATAGCTGTACCAGATTCATTTCTTTTCATGTTAAGATTCATGTTCATTACCTCATACAAAATAACTGTTTTTGTTTAAACTAATTGACGTTATTGTTTGACTCGCCGAGATCCGCAAAGTCAAGTTCAACTGGGCGGTACTCTTCACGCTTGTCGGACACCGGGACAAGAGTGAGAGCACCTTTACCCTGGTAGACATAGCCCCCAACCAGAGCATCGAATGCTGAGTGCTTTAATGCCTTTTCTAATTCAGCCGGAGACTTGAGCTTTGGCTCAGTAAAGATCTGTTCCTTTGAATACCCCGCCCGCGAAAGCTGGTCGATAACTGTGGACTCATCCTTCCACACTCGACCCGGGCGTCTCCCCTCAACTAACTTGTACCCCGGAATGTGTTCACCGGCGAGAGCTCTGTTATAGACGTAAGCTCTTACATCCTTTATCCATTGCTCCGCTGATTCCAGATAGGGGAGCATCTTCTCTAGCCTCTCGTCTGGGATTACGTCAGGCGAGTCAAACATATTTTGAATGACGGACAGGGAGTTCAGAACATTCTCCCTACAGATTGCTTTTACGTTGCAGAATTGGCAATGCTCACCGCTCTTAAATTCTCCTTGTCCAGTCCATGCCAATTGTGCAGCGGGTCTGATTACCTCGTCCGCCCAGCTGAGAAGGTCTTCTATCGGAAGTATTTCCTCCGTTACCGAGTCAAGCCTCGGCTGAATTATCATTTCCTTTACGTGCTTAATATCGTAGATCTCCCGGAACGCTGCGTAAGCACCTAACGCATAGATCCTAGCCTGATAGTTTCCAACCGCAGATACGGGGACACCTTTGCCGTATTTTAGATCTTGTACGATCAGTCCACCTTCGAACACGATCACCGCGTCCGATGTGCCAAAGCATTCCGGTATCCACTCAGACATATCCAGCCGCTGCTCTACAAAAAGTTGGGCGGTCGGATCAATCTTTCGTACGGCATACAGTTCCGACATGACCACATCAACGTAGTCATCTGTCGCACGATCCATGTCGCGAGGTATATCACCAAGCGACTTGACCTGTTCAGTGTAGCTGAAGTCATTGATTTCTCCATTCTCTCTACGGAGTTTTAACTCCGCCAGACTATGGGCCAACGTACCTTCTTCCGCATATTCACTCGACTTATCACCGAATAGTTCTCTGTACTTCTGGTTCAGCCTCCCGGATGGCGGACATGTAATCCACCGCTTCGCCGCACTCGGTGATAAAGCCGCATGCATAGTAGGCATTACAGCAGCCCCTTCAGCTTAGAGATTACTTCGCCATACTTGCTGGCAGGGATTGCTTCGAGTCCATCACATCCCGCGTTGTCGCGTATCCACTGCTTCGGACTACCGATCTTCCCGGCTGCCTTCGCTGCAGACAGAGCGGCTTTCACATCAGCGAGTTTGAACTCTTCCGCCACTTCAGTTTCCTCCGGCTCCACAGGAATGGGATCACCAACCACAGCAGGGGAGAACTTCTCTGCCTCGGACGTGGGCGGATTGAACGGGACGATATTTGCATCGGCCTCTGTCACCTGCCCAACCTCTGGCGGCTGGGGTTTCGGGTATCCAATACGGAGAACCCAGTCAACATTGTCTATCGATGCAGCGAACCGCTCGAGGTTCTCCAGAAGAACACCATACGCAAGGGATGTCGGATCAGTCTGCGGGATCAGTTCAACAAGTCTCTTCAGTTCGTCAGCAGAGAATTGTGTCATAGTCAATTCATTATCCATAGATACTCCTTAAAGCTTATTCCATATTCAGACCAAGGTAGGCCATGATAACACAGCCGAAGGTTATTACTATCTCGATAGCACACCAGGCCATACCCTCCAGCCTCTTGAATCCATCAGCAGACTTCAGTCCATTACGCAGGGAAACTACACCGGATACCATGGAGACAAGTCCTGCTGCCGTTAATATATAAGGTAGATAACTCATACTGTTTTCTCCTACATTCCTAACAGGGATGTAGGGAATTTCCGCATCTCTGTACGGTTATTAAATTCCCTACTCCTGTGAGTGGACTTACTTCTTCAGTCTATCCATCCCGTCCTCATTCGCCTTGTCGATAAGAAAGTACTTCAGATCGACGAGAAACTCGGGCGGATCGAGCAGGATCTTCAGCGCATCGTTGTATGCCTTGACATCCTTGTCTCGGATTGGAAGCTTCTCCCTGATGGCCTGCTCGAGGGTGGCCTCGGCTGCGGAGATCTTCAGCAGGGCATCAGCTTTCTCCGGCCCATCCTTTTTAACAGACTCGAGGTATGCCTTCTTCGCACTGTCCTCGTACTCCTCCAGCTCTGCCTCTTCATCATCCTCATCTTTCTCCCCATCGTCATCGATGGAGGTAAGGAAGTCGATGAATTCTTTGAAGTCTTTAAACTCCTTCTCTTCCAGTGGTGTGTCATCGATATCATCAATATCGATAGGGCAGGTGTCCTTACCTTCACAGGTGGACTCGTCCTCGTCGTCCGGTACGGTACGCTTGATGGTGATCTCCACATCGTCGTCGCCATTGATAACTTCATTCAACAGATCTTTGATGGTCATGTTAATAATCCTCCAAATTTATATCTACATCAGAGCTGTTGTCCCTGTTGTAGTCGTAGTCAATCGCACAGTCACTCGGTGCTCCCCAGTGTTTGCACCAATCATGGTTGCGAATGTTGTCGATCCTGTGCCCATCACACAAACATTCTCCGGTGTACCAGTCGTCCTCACTATGCAGCATCTTGTTACAGTTAAGGCAGTACCTTATCTTCTGCTTCTTCATCCCGCCCTCCTAGGTACAAGCTCTCGGTACAGTTCTCCGATGTACTCGTATCCTTTCGGACAAGTCCGCGCCTTGGTCGTACGATACTTTACCCGCTTGCCCGTCTCTTTGTTCTTACAGAGGATGATGTAGTTCCAGACAATATCCTCTATGCCGAACCTCCTGCAGAGAGTGCAAATGGAGTTGATCGCCGTCACAGCAGCAGCAGCCTGGAGTTTGTAGTAGCCTGTGCGGATCGGCTGAACTACTTTCCTCGCATCGACACCGTGCTCCAGCAGCAGCTTGATATGTTCCTCGATCCAGTCCAGTTGCCATTGCTCCGGCGGCTTCCTTTCCGGAACAGCCTGCGGATAGCATGTATCCCCACGGAGACCTTTGATCTTGTTATTAAGCTTTTCGTGGTTATACTTCGTGCTCATCGTCGGCATCCTCCTTAAACCATTCCTCAATCGGTACTGTCGTGCACCGGAGAGGTAAGATGCATTGATCACACCAGGGGCTTATCCATCCTGTACTGATCCGTGTAGCAGGAGCACCACAGTTGATGCATGTCCTTTTTGACAGCTCCTCGTACTTCGGGATGATCTCCCGGAAGATCTTGTCCGTGCCACCAAAGTCGCACCATCTCAGCTCGCCGTACTTCTCTTTGATCTGCGTGACCCTGTACTTGTCCACACAGTTGTGCTCGACCAGCTCCTGCATGATCTCCTCGCACATCTGTTCGCCGAATGCTTTACGCCATCCCTCTGGCATATCATCCAGCTTGGTGTACTCCCAGTCGTAATCGGGGTGATGGTCTGGTGATCCCGGCCAGTAGCCTTCTTCACCGTCTGGACCACAGCAATCCGTGATCCGCTTACCGCTCCACTCATTAGTAGGAATGAGGAATGGGAACCGCTTGCACAATTTTTTGTTCCGCTTCTTTACAGACTTCGGAACCTCCGGAGAAGTAGCCTCGACAATTACGCTGTTCTCCATGTCCTGATAGCTATCACTCATCGTCGGCCTCCGTGGATACAATATCGAAGGCCTCACCAAGCTGCGCCAAACAGTCGGCCAGGTGAAACACCATGTCCTTCAGACTTCCAAGGGTGTAGCCCTCAAGACACTTCTCCTGCTCCTCGTGAGTCAGATCAGAGAAACATCTATCCTCCCACCTGCCATTCCGCAGGACTCTAAAGTAGATCCCATCCAGATCTCTCTTAACAGGGATCTCTTCCTTATTACTCATCGTCTTTCTCCGTTTCGTTCAAGTCATAGTCATCGCCGAGTCTCATTATCGTATCGGTCATGATGTTCAGCATGGTGTATAGCCACTCTCGATCCCGTCCATTCATCTGGATCTTCCGCTCTTCTTCAGTGAGATCGGAGAAGCATACGTTCTGCATTCTTCCATTCCGGCCTACTCTAAATCTGACCGGATCTAAACTTCTTTGTTCTGGGTATACCATATGTTGTGTTTCCTTAATTCGCTATGCATGAATAAATATGCATTTATTCATTTTAAACTTTTCCGCGCCTCATAACCTGCGCATCCCGATAGTGTATAATAGGGTATAAATTCTTTTCCACATTTTATCCTGGCCTCTGCCCCTTCTCGCTGCCCTTCTGCATATCAAAGTCTGTTGAGGTAGAGTCAGAAAGGAATGTATATGAAGGCAACATATTTAAAAAGGAAAGAAGTGATGCTCAGGAGGTAGGGTTAAATGATCGACCGGCCAAAGTCAATCTCGCTCTATTGAGCAACGAACTACGAAGGGCAGGGAGAAAAAGCAGAGGCCTGTAGGATCAAACGTAGGAGGAAAGGAATAGAAGAAACTTATTCACCGATTGGCTTTTCTATCTCGGACCAGTAGAGTACATGGCCATTGAATCGGTCATCTGTTTTCCCGCCAGCACCATCGAGGTATCGCCACTCGCCATTCACTGCGTCAAAGAACAGGGTCAAATACCGGAGTGCTGAGCTGTACTTCAGCTTGAATGCGGCAAGGTAGAAACCGTCACGCTTCGGAAGATAGAAGTTGGAGTCAACCCAAGGTGTGTCCTGTTCCACTCCGAGGATCTCAGGCACCGATGTTTTCAGCACAAGGGCTATAGCCTTAATGATCTGCATGTCACGGGGTCTGTTTCCTTTCCGCTCCAGACTTGCTATCCCGCATCTCGACAGCCCAACCATGTTCGCCAGCTGCTGCTGTGACAGTCCTGCTTTCAATCTGTACTTCCGTATCTGGTTAGGGGGAGTGGTGTAGTCATGTGCTGGCTTGTAATTCGCGGCTGTAATTGGTCTGCCTGGTTTATTCATCGGATTATCCATACACTACCCCCATTCCACTTCACTCGGATCGATGTACTCGATCTGCGTCTTATGGTACTTGAACAATCTCTCATCGCTCATCTCTGGTTCCGTCTTGTACCAGTCATTCCGTTCCCAGTACTTGTCATTGCTCATGTACTCATAGGTTCTTCTGTACTGACTGGCAAGAATCGCTGCGGCTGCGAAACCAAGTGCTGCAAATATGATCGCCTGTAATACTGTCATTGTGTTGTCCTTTCTTGCTGATCGTCTCGGTTTGAAACAGCTTCTCGACTCGATGTGAGTCTACTATAGCACACGTCGACTCAGAATGCAACATATTTTTTGACTCGAAACGCGACTTTCTTTTTTAAATTTTTTGTAATTTGTTGTTGCTTTTTGAGTCAACGTATGCTACACTAAACGAGTCAATAATGCTACGATTATATTCTAAGAAAGGGAGGAACCGGGAATGTCAACCACGGAACTGTCCAGAAGATTAAATGCTTTAAGAACATACCTAGGCCTGTCACAGGAGCGAGCGGCTAAGCAGCTTGGCATCCCACGGACTACCCTGTCGGGCTGGGAGAGGGGAGCAAGAGAGCCAGATGCTGAGTCACTGAAGAAGCTTGCCGACCTCTACCATTGTACGATTGATTACATCCTCGGCTATGCAGAGGACGGAGTTGATGAAGAGCTGTCTCCCAACCAGAAGGTGCTGTTCAACAAACTCCGTGGCTGCACAGATGAGGAGGCTAAGCAGGTACTGGATATCCTTGCTGTGGTCCAGAGGAATAAGAACCCGTCGGATTACTGATGCTTCCTGTTCTGTACCTCAGTAATGATCTGGGTCATTGCATCGCACAGAGCCTTACCCAGTGCATTCGTTACTGCCGTCTTGATCAGCTCGTTGAACTCTTCCATCGTGAAGGGGATCTGTTCAACTGACACATTGTTAACAGGATAATCGCGCCTCTCAACCGGGAGCAGGTCATTACGAACTGAGGTAACGTAGCTGCGACCTGGGGTTGAGGTAACCCGGGGAAGAGCCGCATCCGGAAGAGACATAAGATAATTGTAAACTCGTACCCGCTTGGCCTTACCTACACAGAATTTCTTATCCTTGCCCCGTTCAAATCCTGCGAGGTTATAGTAGTTAACCCCAGTCGCTTTGGATACATCTACTATCGTCAGCCCCTTTCTCTCCCGCAGCTGCCGGAGATAAGGACCGGAGATCTCTACTGCATCAGACACTGACTGCTTCACTTCATACTTACCAGTCCGTCTGATAGCGGGGATGATCTCGTCTGCTACCTTCGCCTGGAACGCTTCTGCTGTAGCGTTCTTTGCCTTCATTGCCAAACGATAGAAGATGTTCTCGGGGATGAACGTGTCTTTCGCAACTTCCTGCGAAAAGCCCATGTCCTTTAGATACTGCTTCACGGTATTCCAACGGACATACTCAACACCTTTGCTCTGATCTACAAACCCAAGACCACGAGCTGCTGTCTCGAGATTGAGATAAGCTACCCCATTTCTTTCATAGCAATCAACACCTTGGATCGTAGTGATAGCGATGTCGTTGCTTGCTGCCGTTTCTTTTTTCATACTACGTTTCCTTTCTAATTGATGTTCAATACTGAACTCGGCGGTTCATATTGTGACAATACATTACCACCGCTTTGTTCGGCATGCAACAACAATTCAGTTACAATTTGAACTTTATAGTTACAGCGTGAACATTATTGTCTGGCATAGAACAGGAGCTGCTATGAACGCTGAAGATTTTGCAATAAGAATTAAGGAACTCCGCGCAAATAAACACGTCACCCAATCTGATGTCGCTGAGGCTACAGGAATACCTAGGAGCACAATTGCGCATTACGAACTAGGAAAAAGGCTCCCAGACTACGAGTCAATCGTAGCCCTCTGTTCTTACTATTCAGTGAGCGCGGATTATCTTATCGATCCTTTCCCCAGAAGTGGGGAAAACTCTTTTGCAACTTCCTGCAAAAAAGAATCTTCTCCTGCCACCACCCGGCTGATGAACACAGTACGAGGCATGGAGGAGAAGGACATAGACACCCTGGCTGACATCGCAGAGGTACTGAAGAGACACAGATAAATATTGACTAACTGCTTTCGCTGTGGTATATTTACCGCAGATAGCTTCTATGTGAACAGTATGGAGCATATGCAAAAAGAAAAGCAGCAGTGTCGAGACCACTACTGCTTTCCGCTATTTAAAGCATAGCTGCTGTGTGTTGCGTACTGTGGTTACATCTTGTCCAACACATGGCTGAGAATGTAGAGGAGGATTCCTGCTACGACATCTACAGCAACAAGATACATGAAATTGTGAACAGTATTTTGCATATGCTCTCACCTCCTTCTCTGGGGAGGTATGGGTTACCCACAGCATGGATCAGTATACCACACCCCCGGCCAGACAATAAACTTTTCCGCGCCTCTGAAACCCGCACTATTATTTGTACCTACAGAAGGAAAAAACAGCGCTATTATTGCACCTCACTTAATCCCCAGTTAAGCAGGTATCCTTGGCCATAGCCCACCAAACTTACCCCCTTAACCCGCCATTTACTAAGGACAAAGGAGATGACCACGCTATGACGATTTGCTCCCTCGTCTGGGGCAGAGACTATTTCGTCCGATATATTCCCATGGGTATGCACATCGGCGGGGTCTCTACTTCCAACCATGACGGGACTTACAATATCTATATCAACGCAAACCTGTACGCTACCCAGCAGTGGGATGCATTCTTACATGAGCTTGCCCATTGCGCACTGGGTCACTTTGATGAGCGGTCCTACCTTACCGAGGACCAGATGGAGGCAGAGGCTGAACTGTATAAGGAAAGAGTGCCAGTCATCATCCCACCAGACGCAGCTTGACTTGAGCATGAGGCTGAGTTACAATAAGGAATAGAATATAAGAGATGAAGGATGTTACCTTGGTTAGGCTAGGGTGGCGTCCTTTTTTTAGCAGGCGGGGTGCTGAGTTCTGGACAATGACTGTTCGGATCGCAACAATTCTGTCCAGATCTGGACAAAATCGACGTTCACAATTTCGTAACAAGTAGTTTGTCACACTTGTCACGCTTGTCACATTGTCACGCGGAACCTGTTATTTAATCAACTGTAGTTGGGAAGTGTGACAAACTGTGACAAACTCAAGGGGGTAGTTTGTCACGTTTTTGTTAGCAAGTTTACAACAAATCACTACCGTGACAAACCCCAAAAACACGTTTCTTAAAAAAGTTTGTCACGTTAGTCACGCTTCATAAATCCATCCAGAAAGTACTCTAAAACATATAAAATAATAATAATAATAATATATTTATGTGTTATATGTTATGGATTGGTGTGACAAACGTATGGTATAGTTTGTCACGTTTTGGGGGGTAGTTTGTCACGGAGGGCTTTAGTTTGTCACACTTATCAACTGTAGTTGCTTTGTGTGACTAACGTGACAAACTATTTAGAGGTATACGTTTGTCACGCTTTTTCCTATAGTTTGTCACAGGATGGAAGGTGATTTTTATTTCAGTTCAAGTTCGTGAGCGTGATGTGGAATCATACCTGGTTGGTTGTTGCAATCGTAACAACTTACCTTGTTTGAAGTTTTCATCAGCATATAAGACAGGTATGCCGGATCGTATTATTCTCCTGCCGGATCAGCGTTGTGTCTGGGTGGAAACCAAAACGGATACTGGTGAGTTGTCCGAGATCCAGAAGTTGCAGCACCATAAGCTCAGACAGGCGGGTCACAAAGTCTATGTCCCGTGGACTAAGAAAGATGTGGACAGGCTGATGCAGGATCTCGTTCCGGAAGAGGAGAGTGCAGGATAAACCTACTAATTAGATAGGAATATAAAACAAAAAAAGCCCGCTATCACTAGCGGGTTTTGTCATGCGTACCTTGCGTCCATCTTCCGGTGCTTCTCCTCCTGCGCATGGAGGTAGAACCGGACTGCGTTCTTTATGAACTCTGCCTTGTTCTCTTCCGATTCCATAGCGGCAATGATATCAAAGTCTTTCTTCCGGTTCATCCTCAGTGTGAAGTTGAACGTGCCGCCTTCTTGGTTCGGTTTGTATACGTACTTTGATTTCCTCATTCGGATTCCTCTTGAGTATAGGTGAAGCCTACGGATGACATGTGGCTTCTCAGTAACTCTTTAATCAGTCCCTGTTTGTTAGGTACTGTGTCTAAGTAGGCGAGGATGTCGGCATCTGTTTTGTTGTTGAGTCTAACGAATACTCTTGTTGTGTTGTTGGCGTCATAGGCAATGTTTCTGTCTTTCTTTTTCTGGTATGCCTCTACGGAAAGCTTAACTGCCATTACTTTATCCTCCCTGGGTGTTGGTCTTACGGTATTATACATTGCTTTGTTCTCCGGTGTCAATTGGTTTTGATGGGGAGATCGAGCGAGTCCATCATCTCATGGTACAGCATACGCTCGATCTCTCGGTAGTCTTTGATCAGTTCATCTGCTTTGAACTTATCAGAGGGAGTGGTGTAGAATTCCTTCTCCCTCTCGGCATACTTGCATCCGGTAGCGAGTGCAAGTCGGATAAGCTGCAGCTGTCTTACTGTCAGTGTTACGTTCACGGTCTTGTCATTAGTCATCGTCATCCGCTCCATAGTCTCTGATTATTTCTTCTGCGATAAGGTCGAGCCATTCATCTGCTGTCATTATATCATATCCTCCTTAGTCTGTCACATGGAAGTAGAAGTCCAGTGCTTCTCCTTCGAGGTTGTTGTATGCCCAGTCGTTTGTGTCGATGTAAAGATCTGAGTAGAGTTCCGAGAGTCCGGTGTTTCCTTTGCTGTAGTGGTGCCATGCTTTGTGGTTGAGAACCATCACCAGTTCGGTGAGATACTTGTAGTCGGACCGCCATTCTTTGAAGGCGCGGTTATAGGTGTCGAGTACTGCCTTTGGTCCGAATGCATCAGCGATGGAGAAGTCGTTCCAGAAGGTGGTCTGGACTCGTTGTGCTTCGTATTCTGGGTACATTTGTTATTCCTCCTTTAATGTGAGCGTTAAGGTGTAGTTGTTTTCGAGATTGCATTTCTTGTTGAGGTCACAAAGCAGATTGTCTAGGTGGTCATATTCCTCGAAAGGAATGTGGGCATCAGTGCATATGAGGGCAAGAATAAGATACTGGATGTCCTCTGTTGTCAGTTTGATTTCCATGGTTCAGTCCTCCTTATTAATCTATGTTGTATGCTACCAGTACTTCTTCCGGTGTCATGGTTGGGTACTTGTCGTAGTTGGGCGCTCCGTCAATCCAGTCTGGTTCTTCCTGTTCTGCTCTGCGTTCGAGGTATTCTTCTTCTGTGATTTCGTTTATCTCATATCCGTCGATGTAATACTCATCGAGCCATGTTTCAAAGTCCATGTCCTTGTACTCTGGGTCTTCTACGTATCCCATGAATGCCTTGTAGTCATAGTAGGCATCGTCTTGTGTGAAGACGTTATCTATACTGGCGAAGTATCTCATCTTATCTTATTCCTCTCTCCTGCATTCTAGCAGGGTTGTATTCTTTAATGAGTTCCTGTTCGATGTACTCATCCCAGTTTCCGAATTCATTCTCTTCCATATATTTCTTGAATCCCTTACTCATCTTGAGTGCATACTCGGCGAGCTCAACATCGCCTTCGATCCCTGGCGGAAGGATGATGTATCCTGCGTTGTCGAGGTACGTGGCTGCCATGCCGATGGTTACAAGGTCATAGGCCTTGGCGATCTGTGCTTCTTTTCTAGTCATTTTTATTTCTCCTCCTTTGTAAATCTCTTGATCGTAAAGTCGTGCGTGCTATAGCCTTTTTCGGCATCGGCATAGACATACACGTTGAAATCGTCAAGCCATGTGCGGTTCCAGTCAGCGTCCATGTGGTGTGCGGGTCTGATCGTGGCAAGGTCTTGGGAGACGTTCCCGCTTGGGTCTGTTACGAAGACACAGATCTCGTTCGTGCCGTCGTATGTGTTTGTTTCGGCTACGATTTTGTAGCTATGTGGTGCAGGGATTTCAATTCTCATTTCGGCATCCTCGCTTTCGGTGTTGTAGTCTTGGCTTTTATTTCTTCTAGTGTGTCTTTGAGGTCTCTTATCCATTGGTTGGTGATATCGTTGAGGCAGTCCTCAGCGATCTGCATGTCGATCATCTCTACTCCGTCATTATTCTCTGAGAGGTACAGCCAGTCCATATCTGCGAGCTTTTCCATGAGTGCGTCCGTGCTTGCGGGTATTCCAGTCTGGTATTCGATTTCTCCGGCGGCAGTCTCAATCCACCAGTTGATCGTTTCTTCTGCATCTGCTGCAGGGATGGGTGCGTCAAAGATTGTGTCGACGTATATCATTTTAGTTCCTCCTATTACTTGTTGAGAATAAGTATCTTCCAGTCTTTTGATGGAAGGTCGAGTCCGGTTTCGTCAAGGGCATCGATCTTTGCAAGGGTGAAGTCTCTGATGACGTCAAGGTAGATGTGGTCCTGTCCTGCTGCTTCTTCCGCATCCCACCATTCAAGGAATTCGACCGCCCACATAGTGATGGTTGCGTTGAAGTCTCTGGAATCCTCAAAGCCGAGGCGGAATTCCTTCCGTTCCCAGTCGATTACGTCCACGATTTCGATCACTGCTTCCGCAAGGAAGTATTCCTGCTGTGTAGGTTTTCTCATTTCTATATCCTCCTGTTAGTAGTTTTTGGGGTCGAGTTCGTGTAGTCTTTCTTCCAGTTTGTTCACGATTGGCTCAAAGAGGTCATGCATATCTGTGTCTTCCAATGCAGCCAGTGCTACGTCCTCTGCTTCTTTGAGTTGCTCTTTGGTATAGTCACTTCTGAATTTTCTGCCGTAGTGTTCATGGAGGTAGTTCCATAGTACTGTGTCGAATAAGGAATTACGCAGGTTTAAGTATCTTGCTGTCAGTCTATCTGTTTTCAGAGGGACGACGGTCATTGCTATTGCGTAGGGGAAGAGAGTCTTCTCGTCGATTGCTTTACGTGCTCTTTCCATATAGTCGTTGTTCATTTCTATATCCTCCTTATCTCTGATACCGAGTCATGAATGTTCTCGCTGTCTGGTCGAGGTGGCACATGTGCATTGTGGTTGTGATGCCCCAGCGTCTACTTGATTCCGCATCCCATGAATTCTTTATCCCTTCTGCCCACTCGGCTGCCTTGTGGGAGATGCGTCCATCCCATGCACTCTGATTGATAAGGGAAGCGATGATGATTTCCGCAAAGCTTTCGCCGCACATTTCTGCGAAGGCATCCACGACGGACTCCGGTGTATCGTTGTCGTAGACGGCATCTGTATGAAGCTTGTCGAGCAGGGCGCAAGCATCACGGCATTTCTTTCTGTACTCACGATAGATATCCGCACCGATATCCTGTACCTTCTGCAGGGTTTCCATTGTTCTCATTCTTATATCCTCCATAATTACATTTTATTTTGAGACCGGACAGGATGTAGAGTCCTGCCCACGCACCATGCCTGACTCCTGTTTATACTCGCATGGTCGAGTGTGGTATCAATCCTCTTCTATGCAACCATCGTCTTCTGTAGATGACTCATCCCAATCGATGTCCATGTCTTCAGCGAGTTCTTCTGCTTCTTCAAGGGATTCGGCTTGTACTGTGATTGTGCCAAGCATGCTGTACAGGAATGTGTATGTTTTCATTGTTCAATCCTCCTCTGTCTCCGGCAGGTATCCAAATCTCTGCCCATCTGATATTGTTTGGTAGATTACAGCCCATCCGGCTTCAATCATTTTCTCTTGCAGGTGCTCCCAATTGATTGCTCCGAGTACGCTCTGTATCCGTTCATCTGTTGCTTTGATTCCGTCGTAGCTTTCCAGTGCTTCCGCAATATCTGCTTCTGTCCAGTAGGTTTCTGCATATCTTTCCATTGTTCAATCCTCCTTAACAGCTTTGTTATAGATCTCAACAGCTTTCATTAATGCAGTGCCGCAGTACAGCCAATTGTCTTCGCCCTTCCACACATGGTACATCGGCTGACGTCCATGCATGTCGTCGTTTGGTTTGTCCTTACTGATAAACAGTGCCGTGTCTCCGTGTTCTTCTAGTAACCACAATTCTTTTTCATTAGGGCGGAAGGACTCTGCCCATCTTTCACGCATGGTCTTCTTTGCCATTGTTATATCCTCCTGTTAGATGTAGTTCTTTACGACACGTTCTTTGTTGTCGCTGTCGTAGCGCGTAATGTAGAGGTATTCTATATCCTGCGGCCTATGGTTCCTGTAGATGTCGCCCGCAATGAATACAGCTTGATCTATGTTGTGACATGCCTGCCGTACCTCTTTGTATCCGTTCACATGTTTGAAGTGTACATATCTGAGATTGCTTTCCATTATTCAATCCTCCTGTTATCGTGTGTATTCCACAAGATACTTTCCGTGTTCACGGAATCCGAAACGCTGGTGCTGTGCTGTTTCGTATGCTGTGTTGTATTGATCAATTTCATATACTCTCCATCTGTCTTCCGGAGAATCCCACTTGTACATTTCACGGTTCAGAATCTCCGCAATCTGTTCGGCCTTGACTCGTCTCTGTGGTACTCTATGCGCATGCTTTATGCTGAACATGAAGTCTTTTCCGAATCTTGTTTTAGATACGATAAGCATTATTCAATCCTCCTGTTATTATCCGTATATCCGGACGATTCTGTTTGTTAGTCTGGTAATTTCTCTTTTCGTTTTTGTCCAAGCTTCTTTCGACGTTCTTCCTTTATATACTTTCGTTTCTTGTGCTCCGGTGATGCAGTTTAGAAATTCCGTTTCGACTGCATAGTATCCATCTGCTGTTCTGTATTCTTTGTATTTCATTTCAAGAAGTTTTCTAAGCATTGCTTTATCCTCCATCATATTTCTTTTTCCATGATGCTGCATTTGCCGTACCAAAAAGTATCTGTGTAATTCTCAAGTGCATATTCTGCATCAGCCCGTTTAGTGAATGGGCCGCAAAGTGTTTTTCCGTTTTCGCTTTTCACAAAGTATATTGTCATTGTGCTATCCCTCCATTAGATCTTTTTTCTTCCGGGCCAGCCATAAACTCTGGCGACAAAAGGCCGGATGCTTTTTGTGTACTTCTTTATATCGTTTTCAGATACTTCACCATAAACTAATTTATTCAGAAAAGTATCTTTCTGACTTTCGCTTATTCCCTTTCTCCATGTTCTGTAGCGATAATAGTTTGTGCCGTCATGATGTATTCCTGTATATCTCATGTCCTTATCATCGCAATACCATTCACAATAATCGCAATCGTTATATAGGCAGTCCTTAATGTTTCCTGACTTAATGATCTTGTATCCATTTCGTCTACCATTCCACAATCCTAAGTCTCCAATTACAATAATTTCGTCACCGACATTTACATTCAGATTGTACCGTTCATCATCAAGAGAGATAGCATTCTGCTCATCAATCCATTCATAGAGCTGATCATCAGTCTCACAGCTCGTCATTTCATTATCCAATATGTCACAGCACTCTTGATAGTATTCACGCCAGGCGTCTATATTAATATCGATGTTTTGCCAGATTATCATTTTGTTTTCTTTCATTGTTATATCCTCCATCATATTTCTTTCGGCATGCATGCCGTGTAATTGTTTCGTTTCTGCTGTGGCTTTTCTTCCTGTGCAGCGTATCCAATTAAAGACACGCTGCACATCACGGCTCCAATTGCCAGTGCTAAAATCCCTATGCTCATTTCAGCTGCTCCCGTACATCGGACTCTGTATCCTTGCGATAGCATCTGCCACATGTGGCACAGCAGCGAGCTCCGCAATTAATATCGAGATTGTTTTCTATAATGTATTCCTTGCTGTAGACGGTGAAGACTTTGTCAACATAGTGTGAGCTTGCAGTCTTCTTTTCGTTTACTTTGGGGGAGGACTCTATTAGAATTACATTTTTCGGCTTGCCAACCATGTCGAAAGCTTTGGCAATGATTGCGACGTTTTTGCTCCACCATGCGAAAGTTACAAGCGGATTGACTTTGCACAGATTGCAATAGTTAATTGCCTGTGTTACATTTGCGACGTCTCCGAAAGATTCAATCCGGACAATCCGCACATTGGGAAACTTAGGAAGCAAATCCAAGTCAAGGATTGATTCAGTCAGCAGGTACGTGTTAGAGAGCATATTCTTTCCGCAATCCTTATAACGATTCAGTGTTGTTTCTGCAAAGCAGTGAGCACAAATGCTGTCGCCGTCTTTCATACGCTGAAGGCAGAAGGGATTTGCAAGGCAAGAAGTGCTGATGCTCGGAATGCTTTCCATCTTTCCGCTCATGTTATCGGATACACAAATAGGAGAGTAATTGCTAGCGTATTTTGATTTACGCATTGCATATCGTCTTCCAAGAATCTCAATAAATTCCTTGACATTTGACTTGACTTTTGACATAATAGATGTACCATCCTTTCAGATTTTTGGTTTGATTTGTTTGGTTTGGTGTTGATAGCTGATTGAGTGCCAGTCAATCAGCTATCGTTTTTTGGATAATTCCAAAAACCTAAACAAGCTTCAGCTTGTTCACGTTTTCAGAATCATCATTGCATGGTGTTGTAGTCATCGCATGTCCATGCCTACATGCTCTAGTTGATACTGTCAGCCTTAATCGGTTCAGCGAAAACCATTGAATTGTCAAAGTGCACTATCCTCTTGCAATCTTCTTTGTGCGCATCCTCCATTGCGCATCCGCTTGCATTTGAACTCGTTCCATCATTTGGTGCTGTGGTTTGCTAGGGTACTTGTCAATGCGCCTTGTCTCTTGACAATGCGTACTATAGCAGAAACAATGCGCCTTGTCAACACTTTTTTCAAAAAAATTTTAATTAGTTTTTTCACAAAGTTTGACCATGCATTTTCAAAATTCCTATTAAATAGGTAGAGACACGGAAAGCAAAAACATTTTTGACATATGCCAGAAACACAAAAGGAAAACGTCAAGTGGAATCACTTGACAGCATAGCAGTGCATACCTGTATCCGTGCATCAAAGTATTAGAGGATACATGTATTCATGTATACAATTAGTATGCAATGCCTAACTAAACCTGCAGCACAATCGTGTTGCATCAAACTGAATGTGATCATAGTTAGATAAATTGTACGGGGTATCCGTGTGGTACTGCTATCAGATATAGAAAGCACAAGCCCATTGCTGCAGGGCTTCCGGCCGAACGTATACATACGGAGAGGAAGGCAGGACGTGTGCACACTGCAAGCACTGGGCGCCCACTACATAAAGGAAACAAAAAAATTTTTTGGTGCAGTTTAAAAGGAATGGGCTGCATCGTGTGCATCCGCAGAAAAATTTTTTCAGCTCTGCTGAAAAAATTCTGAATCGCCGGAAAACCGGAAGCCGCCTCTTTCGGGCCGAAGGCCCCCCATGCCCGCCCGCAGGGGGTGGGGGTTATTATATATATAATATATATAACTTTTTTCGCATATTACTGACGCTCGAAAAACCAAGTTAAACCCAACTAACTGTTTAAGCTCCGTCTCCTAATAAACTCAAAGTGACAATCTTAGTTTAAGCCCCGTCACCTGATAAACTCAAAGTGACAATCTCAGTTTGATCTCCGTCACCTGATAAGCCCAAAGTGCCAATCCAAGTTCGAGCCCTGTCACTTTAAATACTCAAAGTGCCAATCCCAACATCTCCTCGCCTCTTCATCTGACCCCCTATGCCTCTAACAGGGTATAGGGGGTCTTTTTTTTGTTTCTGACCTGGTGGCTCTACTTTTCCAAAATTCAAATTATGAACAAACTATTACGGTTGTCATCAAGTTTACCACAATATGTTGTACCACAAACTTGACTTGCAGTTGAAAATACGATATAATGTATGTTAGAAATTACTGGGTACTCCAGGAAGGAAGTGAGTCCGGTGGGCTTAACACCCGAAGAGAAGCGGGCGTTGGACGAGGAACGCACAGCCCGTATAACTGACCCTGTCAATCAAGCCAAAGCGGCTGAACGGCGAAGAAGCCCTGAGTCTATCGAGAAGCAGAAGGCGACATGTCGGGCGAACAAGAACTTCAACAAGCTGGCCAGGTACATGATGGAAGCTGAGATACCGACCGAGGACGAAGCTTTGGAAGAGCTCAGGTCCCACGGTTTCGAATCAGGTGACTATCAGACTGCAGTGTTCTGGGGCCAGATGAAGAAGGCCATTTACAATCTTGATACGGAAGCGGCCAAGTATGTAAGGGACACAGCAGGCTACAAACCCACTGAGAATCTGAATATCGGCAATGCTGATGACAAACCCTTTGAGACGCTTGATCTGTCGAAGCTATCGACGGAAGAGCTACAGGCTATGGTTGCAGCCAGAAAGCCTTTGGAAGCTACGGAAGAATAATACGAGCCCATTGCTTGGATAAAGCAGTGGGCTTTTACTTTTGAAAGAGGCGCGATTATCCTGATTTTTCAAAGCGTGGTCCTGCTTTAGTGGACGATTTAGAATGAATGATGAATTAAGAAATCTATACGCTGAGCTGGCGATACGTGAACTGGCCAAGAGATCCTTTGCGGAGTATCTGGCTATGGCTCAGGGGCCTACGTGGAAACGCACCAGACTGAGTGAGTATCTCGCGGATGAGGTACAGAAATTTGTTGAGACACCGACTGACAATGCCTATGACATACTGGTTGTGGAGTGTCCGCCTCAGCACGGGAAGAGTACCACGATCACAGAGTCGTTTCCTTCCTGGTATCTTGGTCGGTATCCTACGAACAATGTGATCCTGGCCAGCTATAATAAGGACTTCGCTGAGAAGTTCTGCAGGAGAAATAAAGAGAAGATCCGTGCATTAGGCTCGGATCTTTTTAATATATCCATTGGCGCTATAGACAGGGCCGACGAGTTTGAGCTGGACAATGCGAAGGGCAGACTGATCTCCCGTGGTATCATGTCCGGTATCACTGGTAACCCGGCCAACCTGATCATTATTGACGACCCGGTAAAGAATATGCAGGAGGCCGACTCTCCTACGTACAGATCGAATGTATGGGAAGAGTGGCAGGCATCACTGAAGACCCGTCTCGCGGCTAAGGCGAAGATTGTTATTATTATGACGCCTTGGCACTATGATGACCTTGCAGCCAGAGTACTGACCAACGAACCTAATAGCAGGCTTATCAGACTACCGGTCGAAGCGGAAGAAGATGACTTGCTTGGTAGGTCAGTGGGTGACGCTCTTTGCCCGGAGCTTGGGAAAGATAAGGCTTGGCTGCGCGACTTCAAGGAGTCGTACATACATGATGCCCAGGGTGGCATGCGTTCGTGGACTGCTCTGTACCAATGCTCCCCGCGAGTGGAAGCCGGTAACCTGGTCCAGAGAGACTGGTGGCGGTTCTACGATCCGGATGACAAGGAGCTTATGTTTGGCTCAGAGCTGATCTCCGTTGACGCTACATTCAAAGGCGCTGATACAAATGACTACGTCGCTATACAGGTGTGGGGTAAGCGTAAAGGCGATTACTACCTGAGAGCGAGTTTTAATAAACATCTGGACTTCCCGCAGACGATACAGATGCTGCGAACGGTCAAGGCTATGTACCCGAACGCGAGAACGATCCTGATGGAAGACAAGGCGAATGGTCCTGCTATTGTTAGTACCCTGCAGCACGAACCGGATATGTTCGTCGTACCGGTCAATCCAGCCGGTGGTAAAGTCGCACGAGTTAATGCAGTAAGTGCGGCCATAGAATCTGGGCATGTATTCTTACCTACACCTGAGAAAGCTGTGTGGGTAAATGAGTTCGTGGACCAGTTTACATCCTTCCCGAATGGGGCACACGACGATATGGTCGATGCTGCGTCCCAGGCTTTACATAGAATGATTTATTCAAGCGGTGAGTATGAAGAGTATAAACCCACCGAGATGGAGATCGCGGTTAAGAAGGAAGAAGAGGATTTTAATAATCCGGATGTATTATTCAGCCCGTATGGAAGTACGGATCAATTCTTTAGCTAAGGAGATTTAGATATTATGGATGAAGAGAATAAGGGGTTCGCGATCCCTGCAAATAGACCGATGTTTGGTGGGGAGGGCGACCTTTCTGTAGAGGTTACTCCGCTTCCCGAGAGTGAGTACTTTATGGCCTTTGCAAATGAGGCCGGTGACAAAGCTGTTATCGTAACGCCTATCGAGACTGTTGGCGGTGAGATCCTGGAGCGGCATGGCTACCCCGAGATGGAAGAGTATGCCAAGACTCTGATGGATACCGGCGATGATCCGATGGAGCTCCAGATCGGTACGACCTATGAAGGCGAGACCGCTGAAGCAGATGCAAAGGCAGAGGCATTCAGACTGGATGAAGAGTTCGCTCCTGAGGAAGGCGCTTCTGATGAAGAGATTGTTGCAGCTCTGGATAACGCAAGGGCCGATGCCGGTGCTGAGGCTGCTCCTGTAGAGGAGGAACCGGAAGAAGTACCCTTTCCTCTTAATGGGCCTCTGGGCGTGGACGAAGCTGGCAATGAACCGGGAGAAGATGTTGGTGAGGAAGACGAGACTGAGGAACCTGAGGATGTTGGAGAGGAACCGATGCTCGACCAGTTGAAGAAAGCGAAGAAATGAGTGTAATAGTAGGTTTGCTCAGTGCTGTATTAGGCGTTGGGCTTTTCTTGTCGGGCTTCTGGTTTGGCAAGGTAGTGTTCGAATCGAAACAGCCGGTGGTCAGCGTATCGGAACCTTCGGAAGAAGAGATGCGCGAAATCCGCGAAGAACGTGAGAGACTGATTGCGGAGCATAACGCATTCAAGGATCTGATGTCTTATGGCGCGGAACAGGCATACGGTAGCGGTTCCGTAAAGGAGCAGGTGATGCATGATTGAGAGATGAGAAAAATAATATAACCTCTGTATGGCGATATTATGAGAGCGGAAGGTCATATAACAATCAGCTTGTTCCCAATCAGTACAACCTGGTAAACACGAACACAGAGTTCTTTGCCGGTAACCAGTGGCTCCATATAAACGAGACCCCGGCCATGCAGAAACTTGCGCGGCCTACGTTCAATATCATAAAGCGTGTTACTTCTCTGTTCGTGGCGTCGTTAACGAGTTCCAACACCACGATCAACTTTGAGTCGCTGGCTTATGCCGACGGGGATAACATGAAGGATCCGGAGTCCAATGCGGCAGTCATTGCTACAGCGGAGGTCCGGAATCTTTTTGACAAGTTCAAGATGCAGTACCGGATACGTGAGGCGTTATTCGATGGCGCTGTTACCGGTGACTATTGTGCACACTTCTATTGGAATCCTGATGCTACTCCCTATGGCGGGGCGTTTGGTGCATACAAGGGCGAAATAGAGATGGAACTTGTGGATGGGATCAATGTCATGTTTGGTAACCCCAATACACCAGACGTTGAGTCCCAGCCCTATATTCTGATCCTCGGTAGAGACACGGTGGAGAATCTGAAATGGGAAGCCAAGCAGTTTGCCAAGTCCGATGAGAAGCACGGTGGAAAAGCAGAGGACGATATTGTAATCGACAGTATGTTATCCGACTCGGAATGGCAGTGGCAGATTGGCGTAGGTGGACGAACCGAGATCTCCCGTACCGATGATAAGACAGGGAAGGCTTTATATGGAATTCTCTATACCAAAGTTACGACGGAAGAGAAGGTTATCAACGAGGAAACCGGATTGCCGGAACAAGTCGAAGTACTCGATGATAATGGCGAACCTATCCAGGAGACTACGGAGGATGGGATTCCGGTAATTGATGCAGAAGGAAATCCTGTATATAAAAAGAAAGACGCTACCAGACTGGTAACGTCAGTACATGTAACGAAAGCCACGAAGACCAGGATCATCTATGAAGATGTAGACACTGGTCTTTCTCGTTATCCGATAGCATGGGGCAACTGGGAAAAGCAGAAGAACCAGTACCATGGCAGAGCTCTGGTAACGGGCATTGTTCCGAATCAGATTTTCATTAATAGTATGATGGCCATGATCTTCCGTCATCTGCAGCTCCAGAGCTTCCCGAAGACAGTGTACAACGCTGATCTGATTGGGCAGTGGAATAACGAAGTAGGCGCGGCTATTGGTGTTCACAACTTGCAGCCGGGTACGTCCTTGCGTGACGTGGCTACCGTGTTGCAGCCTGCGGACATGTCGAACCAGATCGTGATGTGTATTGACCGGGTTATGCAGTATACGAGGGATTGCCTCGGTGCTACGGACGCCCAGATGGGTAATGTCCGTCCGGATAATACGTCAGCGTTGATGGTTCTGCAGTCATCCGCAGAAGTGCCTCTGGAGAACACAAGAGCTGGCCTGCATGAGTGGATTGAGAATATAGGCGCGATTTTGCTGGATATGATGGGAACTTACTACGGTGAGCGTCCGATTGTGAGGGAGCGTACATTCGATGATATCTCTCTCGATGGTGGGAATGCTCCGAGAATTGATCCTGTCACCGGCCAGATGATGACACAGTCTGTTACCCGCAGAGTTGTTGAGAAATTTGATTTCACACAGCTGAAGCGCCTCTGGTTCAACATTGTTGCTCAGGTTGGTGCTACTACGTACTACTCCGAGATTGCTATGGTTCAGACTCTGGATAACCTCCGTCGCGATGGTACGCTGGAGATTATTGATTACCTTGAGCGTATACCGGATAAGCTGATAACGCGGAAGCAGGAGCTGATTGATAGCATCAAGAAGCGTACGGCAGAAGTGGCGCAGCAGACAGCAGCGATGCAGCAGGCAGATCTCGCCCAGCAGGGGGAGATGATGCCGGGGCAGCAGGGGCCTCAGATTTCTAAGACTCCGCCCGTTCCGCTCCAGAATGCAGGATTCCCCGCGATGGGTGGTGTAGTGTCAGCGGATAAGGCTATAAGCCAGCTGCCTACATCAATCCAGGCTAAATATAATGACCTTCCGAAGTCAGCGCAGAAAGCGTTGGTACAGAAGGGATCCATGTAGGAGGATATATAAATGGCTAGAAAAAAGAAAGAAGAACCGGTCGAGGAAATCATTCAGGAAGAAGTAATTGCTGAAGAGATTCCGGCAGAAGAAGTCGAAGTCGAGAAAGGCCGCTGGGTTGAGACTGTTGGCCCCCACGGCAAGTATATGATCTTCGTAAAAGACGAATAAGATCGATTAAGGGGAAGTCCCTTTTCGATAAATATCACAAAGGCAGTGAGTGGCAACCAGCTCACTGCCTTACTTATTGCGGGTTAGAGGAGTCAGTCAATCTCGCCGGTCCCATAAACCGGAGTGCGCTAGGGCAGAGCTAGCACCCGCAACTTAGAAACTGATGCGGCTCAGTTGTTTTGGACACGGGGTAACTCCTGCGATCAATCGTTTATAACCGCAACTTATTAGCTATATCCCGGCTCACCATGCCGGACAAGATATAAATTTTCTCCCTCACCATGGGAGGTATACAAAGGAATTTTTGTTTATGGAAAACGAAAACGAACAGGTTCAATCCACGACTACTCAGGACGACGTCATCCTTCCGGACGGCTGGGATGGTACGACGGACTTCTTTACCTGGGCTTCTGGCACAGGGGCTGACGAGCCTTCGACCTTAGAACAGGCATTTGAGGAAAGCGGAACGGAAGAATCAGAAGAGGCCCCCGCCACGGGCAATGAAGCTGAAGAGAACGGAGAATCTGTGGCTGAGACGGAAGAGACTCCCACCACGGAGGAACAACCGGAACCACAGCCAACCAAGATCAAGTTCGATGCAACAGTTAACCACAAGGTTCAGAGTGTCGAGATTGATCAATCAGAACTGCCGGATCTGTATCAGAAAGCATACGCTGCGGATAAATACCGCAATAAGCTGAATGCTAAGAATGCTGAACTGGAACAGGCTGAAGTAGTAGCCAAGATCCTTGGCTATGACAGCGTGAAAGCTATGCTGGACGCGGCGAAGAAGAGTTATGAAGACACTGAAATCGAACGACTGACTCAGGAGAAAGTACATCCGACCATCGCGAAGGATACAGTTTCCCGGAAGATCAAAGAAGTAGAGGACAGCGTTCTGAAGAACCGAAAGCCCGTTCAAGAGGAACAGGAAGAAGCACCTGCGGGTAAGACACCCACACAGGCTGGGCAACGAGACTTCGCACCTGAGGTAGCTGATCTCCTGGAGGCTTACCCCGAGCTACGAGGAAAGACGCTTCCTAAGGAGGTAGTGGACGCAACTCTGAAGGGCCAGAACCTCACTGTGGCTTACACAAAGTACATTCAGAGGCAGACTAAAGCCGACAACGACCGTCTCAATAAAGAGAATAAGACATTAAAACAAAATGCGGAGGCGGCCAAACGCGCACCTGTCAGAGGCGTCGCTAAAGGCGGCGCTACAGGAATTACAGCGGAGGATGCGTTCCTTTCCGGCTTTAACTCCTTCAATTAATTTTTAACTGACAGTCGCGTGACTGTCGCAGCCGCAAGACCATAAAAAGGAGAAATATAAATTATGGCTGGTGGCATTAATCTTGCGCTGAAGTATGCGCAGCAAATTGACGAAAGATAAACAAACTGTCTGCTGTAGCAGTAATGCTACAGGCAAAATCGACCGAAAACGGTAAAAGC